CTCGGCCGCCTGGATCGCCTCGTCGACGCTGGTGGCGGACAGAACGTCCTCGACACGGGCGGGCTCAGCGCGTGGCGCTACCGTCTCGCGCGCCTCGGCGCTCGGGCGCACGCGCGCCGGTTCGTGGCCGGGCATCCCCGCCGCGAGAAGCGATCCCTGCACACCCTCGACGACCGCGTTGGACAGGTCGAACGGCTGCTGGAGGTTCTCGGGGTCGGCGGCGTTCTGCACGACGCGACCCGCTTCGCCGGTGGCCACGCCGACCGGAAAGCCGGTAACCGCACGCACCGCGCGCGGGCCCTGCATCGACATCGGCGCGGCCCCCTGCAGGCCCGCCCACATCCCCGCGGTGAGCGCGGAAACCGCCGCTTGGCGCGGCGTTCCGCCGGACTGAAGAACCTGATCGGCCTTCTCGCCGGCAGCTTTCAGGATCACCGGCCGCATCGACTCGAAGCCAGTCGACAACGCCTTGCCGAGAAACTCCATCATGCCCGGGGTCTTTGCGACCGCAGCAGGCGCCTCGGTCAGCCCACCGGAGGCGATGATCGCCGGCAGGTCCTGCAATAGTCCTCCGACGCCGTGCGCGATCTTGGACGTCAGGTCCATGCGCTCGTTGGGCTGCAGCCCGTAGTAGTCCACCGCGTTCTGCGCTGGGTCGACGAGCTGGCGGAACGCGGCGTCCTGCCAGGAGTAGTCCGCCTTGCCGCCGAATGGCGCCTTGACGGCGTTGATCGCAGCTTCGGCGATAACGGGCAGCGCACTCGCCGCGGCGGCGGTGTACTTCGCCGTCTTCGCGCCGGACTCGCCGAAGCCGCGCGCGAAGGATTCAGCCGTTCCGACGTCGCGCTTTCCGGTGTCCGCCGCCATCGGCGGGTTCACGAAGCCGCGGCCGGCGCCCGCTTCGGGCCGATTGAACGGCGCGTTGGCGATCTCCGAGGCGCCGGTGCCCATCGGGTCGCCAAGCGGCGCCGGTGCATCGGCGATCTGCTGCTGCGCGGGCTCCTCGTCGAGCTTCCCAGTGAACGGAACGAAGCCGCTCTTGGGCGCGTCCAGTTCGCCCGTGAACTCGATGTAGCTCATTGGCCGATGAATCGCTTGCCGTCAGGGGTTTCGTACACGGGCTTGCCGCCGGAGGTGCCGATCTGCCGCGCGCCGGGCGGCAGCGTGCTCAAGGGCTTGACCGTTGGGGCCGGTTTCGGTGTGCCGGGGTCGGACGAGTCGTCGTCGCCCAAGTCCTGCGTGAGAGAGCGCAGCTTCTTGGCCTTGGCCAGCGCCTGTTCGGGCGTCATTTCTTTTTTCGTGCCGGCATTCGGATCCGCTCGCAGGAAACCGGTTGCGAGGTCTTCGAGCGAGGGCTGTTTGCGCTCGGTGATGAAATTGGCGATCTCCTTCGGGCTCGCGCCAGCGTCCTTGAGCAGCTTGATCTTCTTGTCGAAGTCGGTGTTGCCGTTCCCGGCTTTCGCCACGGCCGCCTCCACGCGCGCCATGGCCGCTTCGTATTGCGCCTGGGTCTTGGCGTTCATCGCATCGACGCGCGCCATGGCCACCTCGTTCTTGGCATCCTGCACGGCCTGCCGAGACTGCGCGGTGATGTCGGCCACCTCCGACTTCGTGTTCGAGGCCAGGACGTCCTTGGGTTCGATGTCGCCAGTCTGGATCGCCGCATCGACGTAGGTGCTGCGGTCGGCCATCAGGCGGCGGCGGTCGGTGTCCTTGGCGGAATTGATGATCCCGCGCTGCTCGTCGGTGAGCGGCGCGTCCGTCTGGCCGGCGTCGGCAGCGGCAACGGCGGCATCCGAGCCGGCGTACTTGGCATCCATCTTCGCGTCGACGATGCCCTGCTGCGCCGCACCGATGCGGGTGGCCCGCTGCTCGCGCAGCGCGCTGGCCGCCTGGACCTTGTATTCCTCCAGCGCCTTCGCCCGTTGCAAGGCGAGATCGCTGTCCTGCTGGTTGACCTTCAGCTTGGATTCGGTGTCGAGCTCGTTCTTGAGCATCGTCGAGCCGACGTTCTGCATCGCGTCGCCCAGCCCGCCGATTGCGCCCATGATGATGCCGGCCATCACGCACCTCCTTGCGCGCCGGCCACGATGCCGGGTGGTTGAACCGGTTGCGCGGGCTGGCCGGGCTGCGCTGCGCCTTGCGAGAACATCTGCTGCAGCTTCTCCGGCGTGATGCCGAACATCTGCAGCACGGCCGAGCCCATCGCCTTCGTGCAAGCGGCGAGCATGTCCGGGGTGACCTGGGCCTTGCCGGCATCCTCGATGAACTGCAGCGCCTCCAGCAGCAGCAGCGTTGCGGCAGGCACGCCGACCTGCATCGGCAGCGTGCCGTTGCTCTTGCGAAAGAGCACTGCCAGCACCTTCGCGATGCCGGCGCCGATCGACTCGGGGTTCGAGCCGTCACCCAACGCGGCGATCAGCTGGTCGCGGGTCTGCGGCGCGTACATGACCTGCTTGCCGGCCTGCACCGTCTTGTTGATGGCTGGCGCGAGGCGCGGGTCGGCCTTCTTCAGGACGGCTGCCTTGGCTTGCTCGAGGATAGGGTTCATCCGCGTGCTCCATTGATGATTCCGGGGGTGGCGTTCACGCGCGGCGCGAAGATGCCGACCTCGCTGCCGTGGCTGGTCTGGGCGAGGCGATCGCGCTCCAGCTGCATCTTCTGGTCCCACATCCGCCCATCGTTCGCGCCTTTGAGCGCGCCGCCGGCCAGTTGCATCCCCGAGGACAGCAGCGTCTTGTTCTTGTTCGCCCACGTCGAGAAGTTGTTGAAGAACGACGTGGAATCCTGCGGGGCACTGCCGGGGTTGAGGCCGCCGCCGACGTCAAGGTTGTCCGGGCCGAACCGGCCGCCGACGTCGTAGTCCGCCGGAGTGATCGGAGCCTGCGCACCGGCCGGCCCCATCGGAGCGCCGACTTCGGGCGCCTGCAAGGTGGGCGCCGGGGCTTCGACCGCGGAGCCCACGATCCCGCTGCCGGTCGCGGTCGGGGCAGTGGCTTGGATCGGCGCCTGGACGGCCGGGGCGGCGACGTTCGTCGCAAGGTCCGCGCCGACATTCCCGGCCTGGCCCGCAGCAGCTTCCATCTGCGAGATACCGGCTTGCTGCGCCGCCTCGCCGGCAGCGGCCCCGCCGAAGGCGGCGTCGGCCATCGAGGCGGCCGCGTCGATCGACTCGGCAGTTCCCCCGGCAGTGGCGCCCTCCGCGGCTGCACCCGCTGCGCCGGACACGGCTCCGTTGATCAGGCCGCCGACACCGCCGACCATGGCGATGGCGCCGCCGATCTTCATCAGGTCCTTGTTGCCGGTGACGGCGCCGATGACAGTCATCGCCGTGCCAATCTCGGTCGCGGCCGCGAGGACCAGCGTCGCTGTGACTTCTGCGCCGCTGATGATGGCGGCTACCGCAGTGAAGGCCATTGCTTACCCCCTAGAGCAACTTCCCGCACATCACTTCTTCGTCGACGTAGCCGCGCCGATGCAGGATCGGCCGCCAATCCAGCGAGAACTTGATGTGGTAAGTGAGTTTCTGAGCGCCGAGCGCGCGCAATGCCTGCTCGGTCCAGTCGATGAAGCGCAGCGCCGTCGTTCCCCGTCGAGCCTGCGGATGCAGGAACAGCACGTCGTTCTGCGCGACGGTGAAGCCGCCGTAGTGCATGTGGCGATTCAGGAAGAACGCGTTGTAGCCGGCAAGCGATCCATCATCCTCGCGCGCCGTGAACACGACGAATCGCTCGAGTTGCTCGAGCAAGGCGTAGTCCTGCCAGCGCGGGTCCAGCTTGATCACGTCCTGATGCAGGCACAGCTCGCGGTAATGCAGCTCCAGCAACGGAGCCGCCTCCTGCACGCACTCGCACAGGAGTTCGCGGGCAAATTGCGTCACATCCCACCCGGACCTTCGGACACAACCCCGCCGTTGTTGGTGGTGGTCGTGGTGGGGCTCCCGCCATCCGCCGGGGTTGACGTGAAGCCGACCCAGGTGCCGTTCGCGTCGAAGCCGGGCATGTTGCGAAAGTCGAGCGTGCCGGACAGGTCAATTCCCGCCACCGTGCCGATCGTCTTCATCTGCATCTGCACCTGCGACATGATCTGCGCGATGGCCTGCTGCTTGGCGTTCGCATCCATCTTGTCGTTCTGCTCGATGTTCGCGATGGCCACCATCGCCTGGTTCCACGCCTGGGCGGCCTGCGAGTTGGTGTTCAGCAGGGTCTGGCTGTCGTTCTGCATCTGCTGCAGCTGCACGCGGCTCGCGTTGTCCATCCCGGCGATGAGTTGGGAGGACTGCGCGTTCAGGCCCGCGACGTACTTCTGCGTCTCGGCCGATAGGCCGGCGGTGAAGCGCTGCGTCTGCGCGCCGACGTCGGTCGAGTAGCGCGAGGTTTCGGCGTCGAGCTTGGCGATGTCCATTGCGTTGCCGAGCTGGCGACCCTGCATTGACATCTGGTTCTGGATATCGGCGTTGTAGCCCGCGGCCTTTGCGGCCGTGGCGGCGTCGGCCGCTGCAATGGGTTGCGCTGCGGCATAGGCCGCCTGCTCTCCCGCGCTGATGGCCAGGTCCGAGTTCTGCAAGCCGCGCGCGATCATCCCCTCGGTCGCGTTGGTGCGCGCCTGCGTTCCGATCGCGCCGTTCACGATGGACTGGATGCGACCCTCGACGGTCTGGTCCGGGGTGAGGTTCCACGGCGTGTAGCGGCTCGCAGCGGAATCGACGATGCCGCCACCGGAGTCGCTTCCGGAGCCGCTGCCCGTGCTCGGCTGCGTACCCGCGCCAGTCGCACCGGGCATGTGCCAGATGACGTTGCCGTCCGGGTCGCGCTCGAACCAGACGCTGTCCTTCGCGCGCTCGGTGAGGAAGTCGGCCCCCTGCTGGGAGGAACTCTCCTTGGCAAACGGATTCGAGCCGTCGACCGACAAGCCGTTGTTGGTCGTGTAGGTCGCGTTGGCCGTGTTCGCCGGAAGCGTCACCGGCTGCGCGGACGGGTCCTTCGGCACGTTGCTGTTGATCGGCGTGCCAGAGGTGACCTTCACGGTCCCATCGGGATACGTCGTGCGCATCGTGCCGGGCGCCGGCATCGCGCTGTTGATGATTCCTGTACTCATCGGAGACTCCATCGAAGACGGGGCACGCGCCAGCGCGGGCATTGGGATAGTTCGTGACGTTCACCGCACAGTGGGCAGGTCATGGCTTGATCGGCTTCGTGCAGTTCGACAGGGCCGTGACGAGCTCGCCCTCGTAGCCTTCGCGCACTGCGATCTCGGCTTGGTAGGCGGCGACGCTGGAGTCGAGGCTCGCGCCGGGCTGGAGGTTGTCGGTGGGCATGGCCGGGCGGGCGGGGATCGGCTCGCGGCATTCCACGGTTTGCGCGATGCGCGCGGGGACGGTGGGCAGCGTGGCGCTGCAGCCGGCGAGCAACGCGCCGAGCGCAAACAGCAGCAGGTACAGCGCGACCCAGCCAAGCGCCCACGCGGCGCCCTGCAGCTTCCAGCGGGTTTCCTGCTTCACGGCTTCCTCGCTTTCAACCAGTCGTCCACGCGCTTTCTCGCGCTGCCGCAGTCGTCGCCCGGGATGGCCGGCGGGGTGGAAAGGATCTTCTGCGCGAGGCTTTCCTGCGCCCGGCGGCGGGTCTGCGCTTCGCGGCGCAAGTCCTTGTTCTCGGCGTCGCGCTTCGTCGCCTCCTGCTCGAGCCGGTCGACCGACGCGTTGCAGGCTTTTGTCGCTTCGCGCTGCGTGTCGAACTTCGTTTCGGCCGCGGTGCGGGCGTCGTGCTCCGTGCCCAGCGAGTGCCACAGCCACGCGTTCGCGACGAGCGACGCGGCAAGAACCAGCAGAACCGCGAGGGCGATCGAGCCGGACTGGCGCTTCATCGCAGGTAACCCTCGACGTCGAAGCACCACTCGAACGCGAGCGCAAGCAGCCAGGCGGTGCCGTACAGGCCGCAGGCCAGAGCAACGCCCGCGAACAGTCCCAGCGCGGTCACACCAGCCCCCGATACTTCGGCGCACGATGCTCGACGACGTCGACGACGTGAAAGCGGTTGATGTCGCAGGCGCTGCGCTGCCCGTACAGGGCCACCTTCGATTTCAGGCAGACACGCTCGACGTTGCCGCCCCACCGTTGGGGATCGCACCCGGCCTGAAGAGCGCAGGCCCGGCGCTCGGCCCGCACACCACCGAGCCCGCCGTTGTACGCCGCATCGGCGAACTTGATCCGCTGCATCGGGTCACGCACCGCGCGCAGCGCCATGAAGTTGTCGCGGGACATCAGCACCATCGCCCTGAGCTGGTAGCCGGGGTCATAGACGTTCTGCCAGCTCCAGCCGGCCAGGGCCGGATGGCGGTTCACCATGTCCTGCAGGGCGTCCATCCGCACCGAGCCGTCCCGGCGCCAGGCGATCGTGATCTGCCCGAAGCCCACGCCGCGCTCGGAGCGGATGTCGGTGCCCTTGAACTTGCCGTTGAACTCGGTTCGCGGGTTCCAACACTTCCTCGGGTTCGGGCAGCCGCTTTCGTGGTCGATCAGGCCCCCGAGTACGTGCGGAGCGGGGTCGTCGCTCCAGTGCTTCACGCGCTCGGCCTTGAGCAGTGGTAGGTACGGCTGTGCCTGCTTCGGCACCTCGGCGTGCGCTTGGGCGGCGAGGAAGAAGATCAGGCCAAGGAAGATGGCGGCCTGCACGGCCAAGGCGATGGCCGACGCGACGTTCCCCTTCTTGGCGTCGCCGAACAGCGATTGCCGGTCGGCCTCGGGGTAGTCGAAGATGGCCTTGGCGAGGAAGTGCGCGATCGCGACGTAGGCGCAGCCCTTGACGATCATCAGCAGCCACACGAACACCGGCGACACGGTGACCTTGCCGACCAGCATCCCCCGGTCGGGGTCCGTCAGCCACAAGGCGGCGAGCGACAGCGCCGGCGTGATCCACACCGCCACGGTGCGCGGCCGCGCGTGCTTGGACATCCAGCTCGAGAACGTCGACAGCAGCGACTTCACCCATGCCGGAATGCCGGAGAACAAGGACAGCAGCTGCGCCTCCAGCCCGGTGAAGGAATCAGCGAACTGCTCGGCGGCCGTGCGCTTCGTCGGGATCGGCTTGCGCGCGGCTTTCTTTGGGGGGCGAGTAGCCATGGTCAGATCTCCTTTCTGGAGCGCCAGCAGTCGCTGGCGGCTTGTCCCGCCGCTTCGGCGCGGCCTTGCTTGTACGCTTGCGCGCGTCCCTGCTCGATGAACGAGCGGGTCACGATCCCGCCGCCTCCGCAGGGACGGTGATCACCACGCTGCCGTCCTGGCGCTGGTCCACCAACGGCGAGGGCGATTGCTGCGCCGGCAGGAACGCGGCGAGGGCGATTGCTGCGAGCTTCATGCGTGCCTCACTTCCTTGCGGATCTCTTCAAGCAGCGCGAAGATGGCGTCGAGCTTTTTCTCGAGCTCGGGCCGCGGCATGTAGTTGCTCGCGATGTTCAGCGCCTGCGCCGTGTGGTCTCGCCGCAGTCCCTCCATGTCGGTCTTGTGGTCCCGAAGCGTGACCTGGAGCGAGCGGATCCACAGCATCACGAGCGCGCCGATGATGGTCACCATCACGCCGAACAGGATGGCGAGCGCCTGGAAGGTCTGCGGCTCCATCACGCGCTCCTTTCCGGGCTCGCGCCCTCCGTCTTGCGGTACTCCGGCGGCATGTAGTCGCGCGCCTGCTCTTTCAGATACGCCCTGCGGCAGTGGCCGGTGATCACGTTGCCCTGCTCGTCGCGGTACTTCGGGTCCGGCTTCTGCCAGGAGAACAGCCAGTCGATGGGCGGCATCAGGATTCGACCCCACGGCTTGTCGTCGCGGTAGGCGCGCCAGCAATGCGCCGACAGCGTCTCGTCGCTGTAGCCGGTCTGTAGCGTCAGCGTGCAGACGATGACGTTGCCAGCCTGGTCGATCGCGATGAGCAGCTCGCGCAGGTTGTGGGTGATGAGCAGCAGCGCGGCTTTCAGGCGGGTCATAGCGTCTTGGCCTCAATGAAGAGGTTGTCGACGTACTCGGGCGTCCACGCGAGCATCGCGCTGACCGCCAGGAGCGTCGGCCAGTTGCGCTGAAACTCCTGCGACTGGAGCCAGTCATTCATCGCCAGCTTCGCGGACAGGATCGCCTGCGCGTCGCCGCTGTTCTGCGCGCCAGTAAGTTGCTGCTGCAGCAGGGCGTCGATGGTCACGTCGTGGCCGTACTTGATCAACACCGCCATTGCCTGACGGCGCGGAACGCTCGCGGGCACCTGCACCTGCGGCGGAGACTGCGTGAACTGCTGACCGTCGTAGCTGTCGCCGATCCCGACCCACGCAGGGGCCGGCACCCAGCCCTGCTCGAGCGCGAAGTCTTCTTCGGCTTCCACGACGTTGACGACAACGCCTGATTCGATGATCGCGAACTTCATCCGATCACCCCCATGACGATGCATTCGCCGCGACCGCCGTCGCCGCCCTTGCCGGAATTGAAGCCGTTGCGGGAGCCGCCGCCACCACCACCACCGCCGCCTGCGGCACCGCCCCTGCCTCCCGCTGCCGCAGCAGCACCGGTGGCAGCCCCGCCACCCCCACCGCCCGCGCCCGGCGAGAACGCGTCACCGTCGCTTCCCGCGGTTCCAGCCACGGGAACTGTGGCGTTCGATGTCCCGGCCGCACCACCCGAACCGCCGGCCGTCGCGTAGTTGTTGGTTGCGCCGCCCGCCGCGGGAGCACCCAAGGTGGACCCGGTGTCGATGCCGCCGCCACCCCCGCCAGCACCGGCCGACATCATCGAATTGCCGCCGGCTCCCGCTGCGCTGGTTCCGTTCGAGCCGCCGCCACCACCACCACCCCCCATCAGGGCCACCGTGCCAGTGGTCACCGCATTACCTCCGGCACCGCCGCCAAAGGTCGACGCTGCCGTGGCCGGGACACCGCCGGCACCACCAGTGGCAAGCGAGGCCGCCGAGCCGGCCCCCGCGTAACCGCCGCCGCCACCGCCACCGCCGCCGGTTCCGCTCGGGGAACCGGCGCCAAGACCGCCTCCGTACGCGATCACCGAACTGCCGAAGGTCGTGTTGCCACCGGCGGTTCCGCTATTTCCGTTGGAGGTGTCTGTGGTCTGTACTGCGCCTCCTGTCCCTCCTGCACCTATGGTGACCGTGGTAGTTGTTCCCGCCACGACCCTGATGCGCTTCTGAATCTTTTGGCCGGCACCGCCAGCACCACCGCCGCTGCCCTGCGACCCCGCCGCATAGCGGGCACCAGATCCGCCACCACCTCCAGCGCCAACGGCGATCACGTCCGCGACATCGTCATATCCGGGCGGCTGAATGTGGTTGGCCGAAGACGTGAACTGCTTGACGTACGAGGTCACCACGACCGAGCGCAGCGTCGTGCCGTCCCAGTTGAAGTCGCGAACCTCGCCGGGGTACATGACCCAGTTCGTCAGCCCGTCGCTCGCAGGGATCGTCCAGTCGCCGGTGGAACTGTTGCGGACGCGGTACTTGAAGCCCGCCAGCATGCTCGTCGTGTCCAGCGTGATCGTTCCCGACCCGGAGGTGCAGTCGAACCACTTGCCGGCGTCGGTGTAGACGATGGAGAACGATGCGGTCTTCGAGACGTAGGTCTGCAGGTTCTGCGCATTGGGCTGGCCCAGCGAGATCGCCCAGGAGGCGAGCGTGCCGGCCCCGGCGTAGATGGACGTTTCGACCACCATCGCGCCGGAGTCGATGTCGTAGGAGCTGACGCGCCCCTCCATGTATGCCGTCGCGCTGTTGGCGACGGTGACGTACTGGCCGATTCCGAAGCCCAGTCCCGCTTGCGTGATGAACGACTTCGTGCCGACGCCCAGTGTCAGGCTCGTGGTGCTGGTTCCGGTGGCCAGCGCGGGGTTGACGGCGGCCGCGACAGCGTCGAAGCCGTCCTCGATCGACTGGAACTCGGCGCGGATCGTCGAACTCGTTCCGCGCGAAATCGCCGCCGGCGCACCGTCGGCGGTGTAGTACGGGTTGCTCATGGCGCTCCTACCGGGTGAGGTGGCGCGGCGTGTACAGGAGGCTCACCCCCTGGAGGACATGCGGATCGTCCTGCGCGCGGTTGCTGTAGATCGTGAAACCGATGTTGTTCTCGGTGCCTTCGATGGAGATCTGGACATCCGGGACGATGGGCGTGTCCCAGGTGAACTGGTCCCAGGTGAACTGGTCCCAGTAGCCGCCGCCACCGTTGATGTCTTGGTCGACCTGAGTCGTCGGCGGCTCGACGTTGGGGTTGCCGTAGCCGAGGTCGTAGTTGATGTTGGTCTGCGCGAAGCCGTCGCACGTCACCTCGAACACGGCGCGGCGATAGCGCTTCATCACCCGCGGCGATTGCAGGTTGTTGAAGGCGGTACGGCACCACGCTTCGATCTCGCCACCGTCGAAGCTCGTGCCGACGTTGTCCATGTAGACGTAGCCGTCGTCCGAGCCGAAGAAGGTGACTTCCTCGCCGGTCGACAGGATCGCGCTCCACATGCAGCGCACCGCGCGCCCGTAGTTCACGGGCAAGATGCCGGCCAGCTTTTCGCCGGTCAGGCCGAACACGAGGCCGGTGCCGTCGCTGAAGTACAGGCGGTACTGGTTCTTCGTGCGCAGCGTGACCGAGGCCGTCTGCAGGCCGCGCTTGCGCTCCAGCAGCGTCTGCACGAGAAAGCTCAAGGCGGCGAAGTTGAAGTCGCCGTAGTTCAGTGTCGTGACGAGCGACTGCACCCCGCGCGCCGTCAGGCCGTAGGTGTTGTTCGACACCGCCTGCACCGTGTAAGCCTCGTAGCCGAGCTCGTGCACGGACGGAACCAAATTGAAGTCCGCGCTCGTCGAGCCGTACAGGATGCTGGTCCGGTCGGTGGTGAAGACCGCGAGCGACGCGCCGGCCGTGTTGCCGGTCTGCGGCAGGATCGCCGTGATCGCCGCGCCCATGCCGATTTCGTTCGCCCCCGTCAAGAGGGTGTAGCTGTAGGGCTGGTTCGCCCCGCTGTACTGCAGGCTCGAGGCGAAGGCCCAGAACAGGCGCGCCTTGTGCACGGCGACGTGCGTCGGCGCATCCACGCCCATCCCCGTCGGGATCGGGACATAGGTCGTGCCGTCGAACTCGAAGCCGGGATTGACCCCATCGGCGCCGTAGGCGTACTTCGTCGTGGACGTGCCGGTGAAATTGCCGAGCACAACCTCGACACGGCCGCCGGCAGCCCGGGTGATCTGTGTGTCCGCGCCGTCGGCCACGGCCTTCGTCAGGCCACCGACCTGCAGGTTCTCGCCGTTCTGGAAGGCGCCGGTCACGGTCGTGAACACCAGCGTGCCGACACCGGAGGCGGCCCACGTTCCAGTGCGCAGGAGGGCTCGCCTGACAACGGCGGTTGCACCGGACGTCGCTCCGGTCACGATGTCACCGTCGTTGATCTGGCCCGTCGCGCCGGTGAACTTCAGCTGTCGGCCGAACGTCACCTGCACCCAGCCGCCGGCAGACGCCTTCCACAGCGTGCCCGCCGTGCCGCCGACGTTGTCGCGGAAGACGTAGCAGATGTCGTTGAGAACGAAGCCGCCGCGGATCGCCCCGCTGCCGGGCACCACTGCGATGTCGGCCCGGTAGTCGTTGGCCGCGAGCAGCCGGTAGTCGGCATCGTCAGAACTCGAGGTCGAGCCGGACTGGTTCGCCGTGCCCGTGGCGGTGGCGACCGTCACCGCGGAGATCTGCAGCGCCTCCCCGCTCACGAAGGTGCCGCTCACCCGCCCGAGCACGATGTCGGACGCATTCGCCGCGAGCACCCGCGCCGTCGCCCCCGAGGTCGCCCCGGTAAGTGTTGAGCCCACCGTCACGGTTCCAGTGATCGTGGCGTCGATGACCCAGTACTGCGCGTCGGAGGGAGAGGGGCGGCCGTCGAAGCGCTCGTAACCGTTGATCCGGCGGTACCCGCCGACGGTGTAGGGCTCGTAGTTCTGCGCGTCGAAGACGAAACCGGGCTTGAGCGTGATGCGCGGGGAGACGAGGTCCAGCCCGCCCTTGAAGGCGTAGTACGGCGCCTCCGTCTGCGGGAAGCGCGGCCTGCGGCTCATCAGCAAAGGCTCCCGGCCAGGCGCACGCGCGGAGCTTGATCGCGCAGCAGTTGAAGGTAGAGCCGGTCGAACTGCGAGGAGCCGAAGTCGTAGATCTCGGGCGCCGCCTCCGACACGCCGTAATAGGTCATCGCCTTGTAGACGATGGCCATGTGGTATTCCTCCGGCATGGCCGGCGTGTCCGTGGCCGACGCAAGCAGCACCGGCTTCGTGTAGAAGTCACCCAGGAGCGTGTAGCCCAGCGCGGCCACGGGCCCGACGGCCAGCGACCCGTTCGGCGCGAGCGCGACCACCGTCGGCCGGGAATACGTGCTGCGCGTGGCGCCGATCTGGTAGGTGTCGCGCAGATCGTCGTAGTCCCACACGTCAAGCGGCGTTTCGCTGCGCAGCCCGATGAAGGTCGTCGTGTTCGACGACGACAGCGTCTGCGTGCCGCTGGCGGACCCCGACAGCGTGATCGCCGGCCCGCCCGCGGTCGCCGCGATCTGCCAGTCGTCGGCGGTCGCATTCACGACGTAGTACGGCTGCGCCGCGGTCATCCCGGTTGCGAGCGATCCGGTCGTGCCGGCCCAGATAATGTCACCGTCCCTCAGGCCGTGGCCGGCCAGCTGCAGCTTGCTGTTCGCGACATCGAAGGTGAACGCCGGGTTCGCGTAGCAGCGGAAGGTGTCGCCGGCCTGGTAGTCCAGCGCCCAGCGCGACCAGGTCGATCCGATCGTGGCCAGGAGCGCGGTGTCCATCCACGAGGCGGCGGGATACAGCGCCTGCCCGTTGACGGTGGGGCAGACGCAGGAGCGGCGCATGAAGCGCCATGCGGGATGACCGCGCTGGATCTCGCGCCACGCCTCGGCCGTCCAGTCCAGCAGGCGCTGGTACTCGGCGACCTGGCCGGTGACGGCCGACGGCCCGGAGCCGGACACCCGGCACTCCTGACGCAGGCGCTTGGCGAGATCGAGGAAGTTCACGGGATCAGCGCTCCGCGTACAGGCGCGTCAGCCACTCGGCGCCCTTGGGATTCGGGTCGTGGATGACGGAGAACAGGGTCTTGCGCAGGCTTCGGCGCTCGACCTTCCAGCCGTCCTTGTTCGGCGCGGGCCGGTTGTCCACTTCGTTGGCCACCACGCGGTCACTGCGCGAGCGCGCCAACACTTCGACGTACTTGCGCTTGGTGATGATCGGGCCACCGATCGGCAGGCAGTTGATCTCCATCCACTTGCCGGTCAGGGAGTCCAGCACCTCGGCGCCCTTGCCGTTCACCCAGCAGTCGACCACGATGGGCGCGTTCTCTTCGTCGGACGGCTCGATGCGAATCGTGATGGGCTCTTCCATGAAGGCCAGCGCTGCGGCGTAGTCGTTCTCCAGCGGCTTGTCCACGGGGACGATGGTTTCGCTGCGGTGGTCGAGGTTCGCGGCTGGCGCTTCGGCCATGCGCAGGTCGGCGGTGTGGATCTCGTTCGTCGCGGTCGGCGCGACGACTCGGGTACTGGCTCGGGGCATTCAGCTCTCCGGTTGGTTGAAAGAAAAAGAGCCACCCGAAGGTGGCCCTTGCTCGATGCCCGAAAGGGTTTACGACACCTGCGGACGCGCCGGAAGGCCGAGGGCCACGTCGACAAACGTGTACGTCATGCCGGTCACGCTCGACAGGTTGGAGCTGCCGAACGTCCACGTACCGGACAGGGTGCTGCCGCCCTTGAGGACGATGTAGCCGATCGGGCACATCGTGTCGGGGACGTACGGCATCTGCGGCGCGTTGATGAAGTTGCCCGCGGAATCGAGTGCCTGCACCGAGCCTTGCGCGGCCTTCACGTTGCCGGAAGCGTCCAGGCCGACCACCACCACCGTGCCTTGGCTGGCCGTGATGCCGGTGAACGCGGCGCCGGTGGCGGCGTCGGTCGTGGGCGTCGCACCGTTCGTGATCGCGGACTTGGTGTAAGCCTTGCCCTGGATCGCGTAGGTCGTCGTGCCGGTCGTGCTGATGGTGGTCGTCGTGCCAGCGGCCAGCGACGCCTTGGAGAGGCAACCGGTCAGGGGTTGCGAAGCGAGGAAGTCCATGTTTTCTCCTTATGGACGTTGATCAGGAACCGAGAACCATCGTTGGGTCGAAAGGCCCGTCGACGTTGATGTACACGGCGTTGGGAACGACGGTGGCGTCGTCCAAAGCCGTGGTGCCGCCCACGAAGTTGCCGGTGCCGGTCGGGTTGATCACCACGAAACCGATCACCGCCGTCTTCTGCGGCAAAGCGGGAAACACCACCGCGCCCAGGCTGGCGCCTTCGGTGCCCATCGCGCTCGTGAGGCTTCCCGCCGAGTCGATGTAGAACACGAAGACGTTGAACTTGGCGTTGGTGACGGTGCCAGAAAGCGCCGCCATGTCGGTGTTGGCCGCCTTGTTCACCAGCACGCCGTTGGCGATGCCGTAGAACGCCGAGCCCGCCTTCACGACGGCCGAGCCGCCCGCCTTGATGGCAAGGCCCGCCGACGAGAAGCACTGGCTCGAGAAGCGGTCGAACACCGGTTGCAGGATCGCCCGAAGGGTCACCCGGTCGCGCGGGTTGGTCAGCGAGTTGAGGTATCGCTGGAGGTTGTCTTGCATGCTGAAGTCCTTTTCAATGAAGAAGGGCCGGGTTGCCCCAGCCCCTCAAGATCAGCTCAGCGTGCGGATGCCGACGTTGCCCACGGCCATCCAGCCGTGGTTCTCGATCATCACGGCCTTCCACCAGATCGTGCCCGCGTAGCCGCGCTGGCCATGCGGGTCCGACTTGGACTTCTGGCTCGGGGGCAGGTACGTCGGGTCCAGCGACTCCTTGCCGCGCACGGCGATCTGGCTCCAGGCGTCCTTGGCCGTCACGATGAACTGGTAGACGTCCACGTTCGAGCTGGACTGCGACTGCAGGCCGGTGGATCCCACGGCCGCGCCCGCGTCCTGGATGGACGGCAGGTCCGGCGAGGTGATGAAGCGGAAGCGCTCGCACTTGCCGATCTCGTTGGGCATCGGCTTGCCGCTGGCGTACTTCTCCGCCGGCACGAACCCGGGCAGGTCGCGGATGTCCGGCTCCATGTCGGTGTGGCAATACACCGTGAAACCCTCGGCCACCGCGTCGGTGCCGTAGCTGCCCGAGGCCGACAGCACGCCGTTGACCGGCTTGCCGTGGTTGGCCTGCAGGTTCTTGGCGATCTTGCGGATCAGGCCCAGCGTCAGGGCGCCGTTGACCGTGGAGCGCGAGGTACCCGTGCCGCCGTAGTACTGGTTCGTGCACGCGCGCAGGGCGCCCCAGATGATCATCTCGTTGACGAACGTCACGCGCTCGCCAATCTGCTCGATCATCGCCGCGGGGATGTCGTCCTCGTACAGGTCGAACGTCTTGTCGGTGAAGCCGTACAGGCAGCCGTACTGCTGCACGATCACCGTCACGTCTTGCGGCGTGATGTTTTCCGGCGCGGGCGTGACGCCTTCGCTGATCTGGTGGGCTTGCACCACCGCGTTGCCGCGATCACCCGTGCCGTTCTGGAAGAAACGGTTGATGGTGTTCGCGTCGGTCGACGTCGCGCCGTAGGGCAGCCAGCGACGGGCCACGTAGGTGTCGCTGTTGTTCTTGGGCATCTTCACCTGGCGCCCATTGCGGCCGAGAACTTCCATCGGCACGGCGTGGGACAGGATCTGGCCCTTGAACTTGTTGAGGCGGCCTTGCGAAAGGCCGAAGGTCTGCATGCTCATCGCATGAACTCCTTATCGGGGTGCAGAAACGAAAAAGCCCGCTCAGTGGCGGGCCTCGTCTGCGGGGTTTGCTGGATCAGCCGGATCGTCGGTAGTTGAATCCGGCGCTGAATTCGTCATCCTCCGAGGGCGCGGGCGCATGACCGCCATCGCCTCTGGGGGGGACTGCTGCTGTGGTCCGTTGTTGTCGGGGGCTCGGGGTCGGAGCCGGAGTCGGTGCAGGAGAGGGCGTCGGCACAGGAGGCGGCGCATCCGCATGGGCCTTGAACAGGCGCATCAGGCGTGCGGCGTCACGCAGCTTGTCCGAAGCGGCCAAAGCCTTCACCTCCGGCGTCTGCGCTTTCATCCACTCTGCGAACTTCGGCGAGTTCACCTCTTGCTGCCAGTCGCCATCCACGATGGCATCCAGCGTCATGTCGGTGACTTCGCGCGTCACGGTGGAGCGGATCTCTCCAGCCTTTTCCTCGAACACTTTCGGGTCGACGTTCCCACCCGTTCCCTTGAGCTTGCCCATGACCTTGTTCAGGCCCTTGAGCGTGAGGTCGGCGAGCTCGGGGTACTGCTCCTTCAGCTCGGCGAAGTCGCTTTCGTCCAGCTGCACGGCATGACCCTCGGGGGTTTCGCCTTGCAGTTTCTGGATCATCTGCCGCAGCGCGCCGACATGGCCGAAGGCAGTCTCGAACTTCTTGTTGACCGTCCCGGTCAGCTCGTCGAGCTTTCCAGCGGCGGACACGAGGCGTTCGTGTTCTTCCTTCGTCAGGTTGACGAATTCGGGGGCAGATGGTTCAGGGGCCGGCGTGGGAGCGGGAGTCGGCTCAGGCTTCTCGGGCTCGGCGGGGGGCGCAGGCGTTTCCGTCGCGGCACCGCTGAAACCAGCGTCGAAGTCGGCGTCGTGCTCGTGTTCCACGGTCGATTCGCTGACCGTACCTTCGTTCTCTCCGGACATTTCAGGGAGTCTCCAAACAACGATGACTGTTTCCAGTCACCAGACCATGCAGCCGGCTTGTCCAGTCAGCTGCCACGATTGCCGTCACTGGGGCGGCGAATTCGGTGTGTCGAGGGCGATCAACTCTTTCAGGACGGCGATGCGGCCACGCAGGTAGGCCGTCTGTCGCTCGTCGTGGTTGATGCCGTCGTTTCGGGCGCGCTCGGCGTCGAGCTGCCTCTCAAGTTCTTTCTTCAGCCTGCGCCAGCAGTCGCTGTCCTTCTCGCTGGGCTTCAGGGCGAAGCGCGCGGGCGGCTGGTGTGTCATTGCGCGAACGAGGCGCCCGGTTGCGCACGGCCAGCCGGTTCAGTGGGCGGCGTCAATGCTTGCGGTGCGGGCGAGTGGTGTTTGTGCACGTCCACCGCCAGGGTGTCGCGAGACAGTTCGCGTTGCGTCTCGAGCTTCATCGCCAGCCCGGCCAGCTGCGTCTTGGCTTCCTGCAGCGTGATGTTCTGCGCCTTCGAGTATTCGAGCAGCGCAATCTGCCACTGCTGGTTCAGCAACCGCTCGCGGTAGTCTGCGTCGATGTGGGCGCGCTCGTTCAGCGAATCCTGGTAGATCGTCTCGCGGTCATGCCGCGCGCCTTCGACCTTGAGCTTCGTCTGGTCGGACATGTCCTGCTTGTGCAGGTCGACCTGTGCGCGGATCTTCGCGGCTTGCACCACCGGAGCCTCGGGCGGCTGGCGGTTCTGGAGGTCGGCTAGCTCCTGCGGGGTGTACTTCGTCAGCTCCGGGTTGAAGCGCTTGGCGCGCATCCACTCGGCGAACAGCTTGGCCGGGTTCTGGCCGTAGTTCGGGTTCTGCGCCGCCGCCTGAATGAGCAGCGGGAAAGTCTGCTCCTGGATCGCTTTTTCCACCATGGCGATCGAGCCGCGGGCGTTGATCTCGAAGTCGCCCTTCTCGTCGTCCGGAACGGTATCGTCCAGCAGCAGCCACTCGTACAAGTCCTGCACGACAGGTTCCGTGATGCAGTCGTCCAGCGTGTACGCCTTGTCGCGCAGGAGCGTCTTGGCGTTGTCATTCAGCAGCTCGGCCTGACCGAAGGTCTGCGGGTCTTGCGGGCCGGTCTGCCCTTGGGCGACGAGCGGGATGTTGCTTTGCTCCTCGGCCAGCTGGAAGGCCTTCTCCAGGATGCGCAGCAGACTTGCTCCCATGTCTGGAATCGTGTGCAGAGCGAAGACCTTGCGAATGTCATCGCTCATGCCGTCCCCGACGTAGTACCACAGCTTGTCCGGCGTGATGGCCGGATCGCCGTCGGCGGGGACCACGGAGCGCTGATCCAGCACGATTTGGCTGCCCGCGGCCTTGCCGGCGTTGTTCATCCACGCGCGCAGGCCCGCGTTGGCCATGCGCTGCGGCATGGAGACTTGCTCGCCGACCCCCACGCCCGCCCAGTGCCCGGCCCGGCGGCTCCACGGGAAGGTGCGGTACGGGAAATTGCCGGTCTTCTCCAGCGGGTTGAAGGCCACACGGATCACCGTGTCATTGGCCAGCGTGACGATGGCAAAGACCTGAACGAGCTCCTCGGGAAGATCCTCGATGCCTGGCGCGCCCAGCGCTTCCATGTCGTCGCGGTTCAGCGTCCCGGTCATGTGCCAGATCGTGAAGCGCGAGTTGTCGGCCTTGTCGTTGGGGTTGTTCCCCTCGACCTTGCACTTGTTCGGCCCCTCCTCCAGAACCTTGTCGATGGCCGAGGGGATGTAGATCGGCTTTCCGGGTTCGTCGCCGATCGGCGCCGTGCGCAGGTTCTTGAGCTTGCGCAGGCTCGCGGGCGAGAGGAAGTCCCGCTCGAAGATGTAGTCGCCCGAGTGGATGTCTTCGCCACAGCCGGGCGCCGGGAACAGGTTCCACGGGTCCACCCACTTCATCGCGGGGCTGACCTTCGTGACGATCTCCAGCACGCCCTTGTTGCCCTGGACGGAGAACGCCTTGCGCGTGCGCTGGTCGGGGAACGGCGCCTTCAGCACACCCACGCCGATGCGCGCGGAGTCGTTGATCACCTTGCGCATCTGCAGCGGGTAGCGGCTTTCCACCATCCAGTCGTACACGCGCTTTTCGGCTTTCTTGGCCTTCTGGGTTGCCTCTTCCTGCTGCTGCTCGGCGGGGTCAACTGGTTGCGCGGCTGCACCGCCTTGCATCGGCGGCTGACCCGGGGCAGGCATCGCCATGGCCGGCGCTGCTGCTGCGGGCGGCTGCTGACCTCCTACGGCCTGAGCGATCGGCGAGAGTTGCGCGGGCTGTGCGGTCGCCGGATTCGGAGCGGATTGCTGGCCGACAGTGGCACCCGTTACCACTGGATCGGCCACCGGAGACGGCCCAAAGGCGAATGCCTTGTCGTCGATCGGCAGGACGATTTCGGACAGCTTGGCCGCGCCCATGTCCACATAGCGCGAGGTCAGCCGCACGAAGGCGGTCGACTTGTTCGGGCTTTGCTGGCTGTCGTTGGCCGTCACCGGCCCTTGCATGCTGGTGGGCTTGGCCCAGCGCGCCTTGGCGAACTCGCCACGATTGGCGTCGTCGATGCCCAGGTACGCTTCCTCGCACTTGAGCCATTCATCCTCGATGCCGGAATCCTTGCGGGCCTTGACCGCGTCATCGCGCTTGGAGACGACGACTGCGCTCAGGGCCGCAAGCCTGTCGGCGCGCTCCCCATCGGAGAAGACAGGCTTCGCACGGGCGAGCTTTCCCCCGCCCGACTGCAGTTCGTCGGGCAGGAGGGTTTCGTCGGTCATCGTTTGTCTACTTGGTGCCGAACACGCCCATGGGCGTCACCGGGAAGATCTGGTACGGCTTCCATGCATCGGGCAGAGAGCCGAGCACGTTCACATGCCAGCCTGCAACGAGGGTGGCCGGATCGCCCGCGTACATCGGGCCGACGATGCGGATGGCCTCGACCCCCTCCGGCAGCGGATAGCCGGCTTCGCCTTGCTGCTCGAAGTCGGCCGGCAGCGTGGCGAGGAAAGTCGCCTCGTCGGGGAAGCGCAGGTAGAGGGTTGTGCTCATGTCGTCAACGCCTGCAAGGTGGTGTCGGGAAGGCGGCGGGGGTAGTAGCGCAATGTGCGTAGATGGCCGTTTTGATACGCCGCGTTCGTCGCCCCGATCAAAAGCTGTGTGACAGCTGGAACCGAACCGGCGGAATCAGTAGCAACGGCGCCGGCCGCGACCGCAAACGCAAAGTCATTCGCAGCGTAGACCGCCGCCAGCTTGTAAACCGTGTTGGACAACAAGCCCACCTGCGACGCAAGCGCGGCCTGATTGACACCGCCGGCCATAACGTCAGTCTCAAGGCCCGCCGCGCCGCTTCGGAAATAAGCCGTGACCCGGTTGTTCGAGGTTCCGTCGTTGAGCTCAAAAACAGGACGAGCGCCCGTTCCTCCACCAAACGCCACCGAGTCAGCTTCCGCATATATCGTCCCCTGCACCGCGTTGAACCAAGACGAGAAGTTCGCCCCCGTCATCACGAGGCTGTCTGCTGTGCGGGTGACTTGAGCTGTCGTGGTGGGGATGTAGCTGGTCGCGAAGGGGCCTGCTTCGAGCTGAGCGCCCCACAGATAGACAGCGTCTCCCGTCGTTGTCGTGATGGATGGGAAGATGCCGGATGCGGAGGCCGAAGAGACTAGAGGGTTGACCGCCACCCGAGCAGTGGTCGAGCCGTGCTGCGCCGTCACGCGCACGCGGTACCAGCCATTGCCCGCCGATTGCACGTCGCCCGCAACTTGGGTTCCAGTCCCTGCTGCCTCCGGGCCGCGCGTGATCGCCCCGGTGCTGAGGTTCAGGTTCATGAACGCGCCATTGCTCGCGCCGTCGTCGTAGACCAATTGGGCATGCGTTGCCCCCGCCGCCTTCATGTAAACGGTGGCGGTGTAAGTGGTGCTGGCCGTGACCGTGGCGGTCTGGAGCGCGGCGTGCGTGGCCGTCGATGCCGTCGGAGCGATGGAGTCCGCGCTGGCCGTTCCATCCGGCCCCGTCGCCGCGCCCCCTGTGGCCGTGGCGTTGAGCTTTGTCCAGCTCGCGTTATCGAACTCCGCGCTTCGCAGCAGCAGGTTCGTCCGCTGCTCTTCGATCAGCAGCCCTCTTGCTGCAAGCGTGATGGGGTCGTAGTCGAACCTCGGCGCCGAGGCAGGAACGATCAGTCCTGCGGAGTTGACGCGCGTTCCGCCTGTGCCGCCTGAGGCGGTGATGCGCGAGTCGAGCGATTCGCTGGACAGAAAATCCAGGTACAGCGTCGGCAAGCCGCTGCTGAAGGCCCGAGTCAGAAGCATTTAAGCCGCGTAGAAGATCGTGCAGTCGACCGTGCCGGAAATCGTCACGGTCAGCGTCCCCACCGCACGGCACGGCAGCGGGTAGTACGTGCCGGGAATGGGTGTGAACGTGTTGGCGATCGTTCCCTTGCTGTCGGCCACCTTGAGCGTGGGCGTAGCCGTGGCCTGCGACACGAAGATGCCCATCAGGTCCACATCGGACAGCTCGGCGTTCGTCGCCGTGATGTTCTTCTTGTCGCCGACTTCAAAGACTCTTTGCGCCATGCGTGGCTCCTGAAAAGACGAAGGCCGCGCGATGGCGGCCTGTCGTGGTGTGGGGTTGGATCAGCCCAGTGGACCCATGCCGGGGACTGAGCTTCTGAACGTGGGAACGCGCCGCATAGGTTGGCGCTGTTCTGCTGTGATCGCCTGGATTCCGCCCGACTCCATGGCTGCGTATTGCAGCGCATCGTGCGGGTGCGAATACTGATTCTTCAGCGGCTCGTCGGTGTATCGCTCTTCACCGACCACCTGAATGCGACGGTACTTGTAGCCGCCGTTGAACCCCTTGCGAAGTACCGTGCAGCACGGATCCAGCAGCAGGCAAGGCTGGCCGGCAGAGAGCTTGGACAAGTACCACGCCACCGCACCGCGCCGCGGCAACCATGCGTTGGTCTTAGCCGCGCGGATCTTGATCTTCTTGGCCCGCACCTCTTCGAAGCACGACCGCTCGTCGGTTTGCGCCTTCTGCATCCCTGCCGGGTCAGCAATGCACACGATCATCGTGTCCTTCTTCGCCCAATGCGCCGGGTACACGTCCATCAGGTGCGGAATGAGCAAGTCCTCAAGGAACTGCCGAATCCCCATGTCTTGGCCGCACAGCTCGTCGATCACCAGCAATCGGCCGCGCGCATCGGGCTGCGTGAACACTGCGGCTGGCGTCAAACCGAAATCCAGCCCGATCTTGATCTGCACTCCCTGCAGTGGCGAGATTTCCTTCGCGTGCAGGGCGTCATTCCATTCGGGATACACCGGCTTTCCGTCGTGCACGGTGCCGTACTGGCCCTTGACGTAGACCTTGACCCATTCGGGCGTCTTGCCCGCCTTCAACCGCTCGTAGTACATGCGCCCGCGCGCCCGGCGCTCTGGATGACCCAGCGGAAGGCGCATCGTCTCTGGCGTCTGAAGCAGCCAGTCGAGGTTTTCCGCATCGTCTGAGTCGCCCGCAGGCTGCGAGAAGAACTCGAAGTCGTCCGGCCGGTTCACCTCAGCCAGCTCGTACCACCAGTGGTCGTCGTCGGGCGGGTTCGTGTCCATGATCACACCGGACCACGAACACCCGCCATCCTCACCGCGCGGGTAGCGGCCCACACGACCGGTCAGCCCGTCAAGGATCGCCTTGGGCTGCTCGCGCGCCTCGTTCATCCATGCGCCCGTCAAGTCCATCGACAGCAGCTTCTTGACGTTCTCGGGGCGGTCCAGCGCAAGGAACCACATTTCTAGCTCGACCTTCGTGCCGTCTTCGTGGTCCCACCTCAGCGTGTGCGTAATTGGCGCACCGTGTACGACCTTGCCGAAGCGCTCTTCCGGGAACCAGTCCAGCCACGTCTTCAGCGTGGTGGTCATCAACTCGCCGTAGGTGTTTCGTGTCGCGACCCAGCGCGACTTGCGCACGCCGTTGTGTGCCGCCTGCTCCTGCGCGCGGCTCCAGATTTCCCAGCAGCATCCAACGGACTTGCCGGAACCGAACGGCCCGCGCAACCCGCGCACCAGCGCATTGCTTCCATGAAACCGCGCGAGCGTCGGACTCGGGTTGTACTCGATCACCGCAGCCGCAACCGGCGTTCGCTCCAGAACTTCCAGCATCAGCGCTGCGGGATGTTCGCCTTGTAGGCGACCTGGCCCTTCACATTGGCGTCGATCTTGAGCTTGTCGTTGAACAGCGAATGGTGACGGCCCAGCAGTTCCAAGGCACCCTCCTTCGCCGTCTTGATCTGGAAGCGGCCCTGCCGGTCCCACGACCAGCCGACGATGGCGCGCCGAACGTCCTCTGGAAGATTCTTGATGTCCGCCGGACTTTTGACATCAGTCAGGTCCGCCGGATCGAACATTGCGAGCCGCTGAATCTCGTCCAGCACTTCCTTGGCCGTAGCGGATGCCAACTCCGAACGCCCTTGCTGCGCTTGCGCAATTTCCCGCGCGACCTCAGCATTCCTCAACAAACGATTTGCGCTCGCTTCGGCCGCATGCCCCTTTGCGACATACCCTGCCCGCTTGTAGGCAGCAGTCGCATTCAGGTCGATCAGGTATTCCTGAACGAAGCGCTCTTGCTTGGGCGTGAGGCTCACAGCGCCCTCAAATACGCGCCGATCGCGTCCATCAGGTTCAGCTCCGTCACTTCCACCAGGCGCAGTGCGTTGTGGTGCAGTGCATCACCAGCTCCCTCGTCCGCGAGGACTTCGGCGGCGACCTTGCTGTTCTTGTCCATGGCGGATGCAGCCAACCTCAGGTCAAAGCGGCGCGCTTGCGTGTTGATGCGAGCTACCGCTTTCATGATCTCAGTACGCGCCGCGGGACTTGAAGCCGGCGTCCAGATCCGCATCGGCGCCGCCGTCGTCGGGCATCTGGCCGTCGGCCTTGAAAATCTCGAGCGCCATCGTGAGCGCTTCCTTGATGTTGGCCGCGGGCTTGCCCATGTCCTGCTGGCCGCCGTCCTCGGCATATTCCTCGTTCTCGGGCTCCGTGCTCACGCTCAGCGAGCCGTCGGGCTTTACGTGGATTTCGATGCAGTACCCGCCGCCTTGGGCCTGGCCCTGCTCGGCGCCTTCGTCGGCGCCGCCGTCTTGCAGGTCTTCGGGGTCGGCTTGGGGTTGGGCTGGGTTCGTGGCCATGGTGTGTTTCCTTGGTCGGTGGTTGCGATCCATCGGGCCGGTTGATCCGGTTGACGCCGGATGCCGGTGGGGATTACGCCTTGCGGCGCTGGAGCGCGCCCTTCGCGATACCCGAGGTTGCGCGGTATCGCACTCGCGGAATTTCCCCGCCCATTTGCCCCTGGGCGAGCCCGTCCTCGTTCCGGTCTGGTTGGGGGAAGAAAAAAGCCCCGCACTGAGGCGGGGCCTAAAGATGCACGCAGGGGACGCGCGCGGAGACAACTTGGTTGCGGACCTGCGAATCGAACGCAGTCTCTTCGGGTTATGGGCCCGACGGGTTACCGGCTCCCCCGCCCGCAGAAATGAAAAAGCCCGCGCGCTGCGGGCCTTGTGGTAATGCGGTCAGCGGCTCACTTTTCACACGGGAACGCCGCGACCGACCCCGATATTCGGCCACAGCTAAGCCACGTTGTCAAGCACTTTTTCACTCCCTCGCCCTCGCCGCCCGCTTCGGCTTCTTCTCGGCTAGAGCTGCGGCAATGGCGGTGCCGACTTCGGCGAAGCTACGCACTTCGGGAACCTGCGCCCGCCACCCAAGAGGCGGTGACTCGTCGGGCCAATCGGCGCATTCGTCCGGGTCCAGCCCGCGAAGGCGGCATAGCTCGCGGGCGGCAGCTTCGATCTGGGCGTCAGTCATGGCGGTTCCACCTCCTCTCCCAGCTTCGACTTCACGAAGGCGCGCATGGCGGCGATGAGGGCTGTCGGGCCGGTCGCCATCACATCATCCCCGTCACGCTCCACGATGTGGCCGCATCCCGTCCGAAGGCTCGCCGCCCAATAAGCTCCATGCGCAACGGTCACATGAAACTCGGTAGCGATCTTCTCGCGATCGATGATGGGGCCACCGTGGTCCCAGCACGTGCTCGGCGCGTACTGAACAACGCTGTAGAGGCGAAGCGAAGACGGATCGCTCGGATGTTCGATGTCGTCAAGAACAACCCGCCCCCCCAACATCACCGGCACGCGCCAGCCGCACGCCTTCGCGACGGCTCGGTCGAGCGCCTTGCCTTCCAGTTCGTCTGTTCGGTGTTTCACGACGTAGGCTCCTTCGCGATCAAGACACGCGACTCTGAAAGCGCAGCCGCGTCCAGCGCCATCTTTTCCATGCGCGCAGCGTGGTGCAGCAGGTGGTAGGCCATCAGCGCGTACTTGTCCTCAGCGGACAGACCCTGCGCGAGAGCCATGCTGTCGACTCGTCGCAGCACGCCCCCGGCTATACAAGGGCCGTCGGGCGCGGCGACGCCCGGCAACGCCCCAAAGGTCGACGCGTAGTTGAGCGCCTTGCGCGCTTCGTTTGGGGTGACGTTCACTTCGGTGATCGGGGTCATGACGCGACATCCTCGTGGATCGCGACATAGACGTCTCGGCCAACCGGCCGGACGAAGTAGCGATGGTCGACGAATTGAATCATCTCGACGTTTGGATTCCGAAAAATGCCATCCGCGATGTCTTCCACGCGGAACGGCTCTCCGACCGCCTCGCGAATGGTGATTCGCGGCTTCGGCTCTGCTGGCAGCGCCCGCTTGACCAAGTCCCACGGGCCGCCGATGTAGTAGACGGTGATCATGTCAGTGCCTCACTCTCGCGCCCTGGCTGAACCCGGAGCGCACGAAGTCTTCGATGTTGAACAGAACCCGCAGGCGGTCTGCATCGTGCAGGCATTCCGGGTAGAACCACTCCTCGGCGGTGGCTCGCCCTTCTTCCATACGGGCAGGATCAGGACATTGTCGGTCACGTTAGTACCCCCGCCCTCATCAGCTCCTTGAGCAGCATGTTTCTTGCCTCTCGCACCAGCACGGCCCGCTCGTCCTTGTCCTGCGGCAGTCGCGGCGACAGCCACACCGCCCGCCCCGTTGCGCAGTTGCGCGCCTCGAACTGCAGCGCGGTGTTCCACGGCTGCGGCACGTTGGGAATGTTGTCCATGCACTCGTCCACTGCCTTGACCTGCAGTTCGTCGGCCCTCGCGTCTGCGGCCCCGTTCTTCCAGTCCCAGTGCCCCGGCGCGCGGTAGTCGCGGCAGGTGGAATCGGTTCGGCTGTACCCTCGCGTGAGTTTTTTGTTCTCGTGGTACTGATGCCACGCCGCGAGCAAACCATCAAGGTCGTACTCGATGCGCTCGTGATCGATCGCGTGTGGGTTTCTCGTCATGCGGCGGTCCTGGCGGGTGGCTCGGCTGCGTGGGCAGGCCAACGGGAATGCGAAGGCGAGGGAGGTCATTCGTCCGTATCCTTCACGGCTTCGCGCATTGCGAGGATTCGCCGCGCCCTCTCGTTGAACAGGCCCTCTGTTACCTTGGCGCGCACCAGCAGCGCATCCAGTTGCCGCGCGACTTCTCGCGCAGCAAGAACGCGCTCAGTGCGCAGCGCCCTCTGGTCAAGCGGAAGGACTGAAGCCGGGCCTTCCTCGTTGGCAACTACCACAAATCCAAGCGCCTCGAATACGGCGTCGAGTTTCTTGTGCAGGTCGGCCACTTCGCTCAATGTGTTCTCATAGTTCGCGGACGACAGCAAAACCGCAGTTTCGTGACTACGAAGCCCCAGTTGCGCATCGGCCACCGCCTCCCTCAGTCCGAGCACTTCGGCGCGGGCAGCGCGAATCTCCGCATACATCGCGCCAGATGCCTTGCGTGGCCGATGCGGCTGCTCGCTGGGGATCTCCAGCCACACCCTGATGCGAGCCTTGAGACGGCCCAGCAATGCGTTCATTGCAGCGGCCTTCCGTCCGGCCCCACCAGCGCGGGCGCATCGCCGGCGATGTTCCCGTCCGCATCCACGATGCTGCGCTTGGGCGCTTCGGCCAGCATCACCGAACCCTCGCCGGGAAGGCCCTGCTTGGCCGATTCGTACATCGCCATCGCCTCGCCGGCGAGCTGCGTGAAGTTCGCATTGACGTAGGCCGCGAAGATCATCGCGGGGCTGTCCTGGTTCGGCGCTTCGTCCCGAGAAAGAAAGCCGATGTTCAGCTTTCCGTCCGTCGCTTTTAGGAGGATCACGCACTCGGCGGTGTCCAGTTCGCGGTCGATAGCTTGCTCGCGGCGTTCTTCCGCAGTGCCTCTTTGCTTGGCTTCACCCATTTCGATCTCCTTCAGTTGTTCCATTGCGGAAGCGTCTTCGGCCACGTTCCGGCCTCGCGCACCGCGGCGCGCGTCATCACGCCCAGCAAGTACTCCACGGCGCGGCGCACCGCCTTCAACATCCGCCGGCCGACGGCCTCGTGGCATTCGGGGCAGCCGGGCCATCCCCTTCGAACGTCGGTCTTGATGCCCTGCCCCTTGCCTTCGTCGGCATGGCAGAACTGCAGCGAGCCCGGGCCCGTCGACGGCTTGCCGCAGCGCATGCAGTGCCCCAGCGCCTTCGCCGCCGCCATGTAGGACCCGGACTGGCTGGCGTCCTCCTTCGGAACCGGCGCGGCCGGGCCCAGCACGCGCGCGATCACTCCGCGTGCAGCCGGGGGAGCGGCCCGGTGGATCTCGGCGAGGTTCGCCATGCGCGCGGCCCGCTGGGCGATGCGCTGGTCGCGGTCCAGTACGGTCAGCGACCTGGCGAAGCCGGAGTTGCGAAGGGGCATGCTGCGCTTCACGCCACTTTCCTCGTGAGATTGATGACGTTCGGCCTCGCGCCGGCCAGCCGCTGCAGCGCCGCGTCGATGCAGATGCGCTGGAACTGCGCCGGCGTCGTGTTCGCGCCGTGTGCGACCAGTCCCTCCTTGAGGTCGTCGGCCCAACCGTCCAACGTGTAGTCGGCGATCTGTCGGCGCACTTTCTCGCTGCACTCGCCGAGGTACAGGACGTGATCGATGCGGCCCGGTCGCGTCGGCCGGCCGTTCTCGTCGAGCCGTCCCAGTGCAGGATCAATCAGCTCAAGCCGGTTCGTTGTGACGAACAGCAGCACCCCATTGAGCGAACCGATGCCGCTGATCTGGTTCAGCACGCAATCGAAGCTGAGGGACTTGTGTTCGGTCGCCGGCTCGCGACCGTGGAAGACGTTGTCGAAGTCTTCCAGGGCGACAACGCACGGCGCGGTCATCCCATCCCATTCGTTCACGAACTCGCGGTCGGTGAAAGTGGACAGGTAGTACTGGTACAGCGGCACGCCGAGCGTTTCTGCCGTGGCGCGCGCCATCGAGCTCTTACCGGTGCCGCCGGGCCCCTGCAGGAGGACGCCCGTACGCCACGGAATGCCATGTTCCTTGTACCACTGCTCGCGCGTGAACCACCGCTTCAGGTCTTCGACCAACTTCAGCGCGTCATCCTCGTAGAACAGTCCCTGGAATGGATCGCGCGCCTTCTTGTTGCTGATGTACCGGTTGCGCGGGTACATGAAGCTCTCGTCGCAGTAGTGGTCCGGCGTCGTCCACGAGTCGAGACCCTTGCCGTCCCGCGCCTGGACGGTGGAACCGTTAGCCGGTGCAGGAGCAGGCTCGCCGCGCGCAGCGCTGCCGAAGTTGCGCCCGAACTGGCTCTCGCCGGCGTGCCCCATGACCTTGCGCACGTAGAAGTTGCCAGAGCCGATCTTGCTGTTCTCCACTTTCAGCTGCTCGGCGGCCGTGAGCGCGTCGACGACAAGTGCCTGCGGGTCGCTGAAGCCGCGGCAGCTCACCAACTTCAGGCTGTAGTCGCTGACGTTCACGATGAACAACCCGCGCTTGCCGTACCAGACGCTCGTGTTGTTTGGCATCTCGAACGGCACGTAGCTGCACGTCGTCTGGTCGTCGATCTGCGCGAGTAGACCGCGGTAGTTGCTGATTCCGCTAGGCAGCTTCTTGTAGTCCTTGCGGATGTGGATGGCGATGTAGGCGCACATGCCGCCGTGCACGGTCTTTTGCAGGAGCAGCAGTCCGGACAGGTACTGCATGAAGCTGCGCGCTTCGCGCCAGAACGCGGCGATTGCAGCGAGCGCCGCCGCGACGCCCACGCCGCCGAGCATGTTGAGGTTAAAGCCGGGAAGATCCACTTTTCTACTTTCCGGGTTGTGCAGCCGAAGCCCCGGCTGCGGTGGGTTCTTGCGTGATGAGCTTCATGCGGCGACCTCCTCGGTGATCTCGCCGGTTTCGGAATCGACCCATTCGCGCTTCGCATATCGCTTCATGGCCTCGCGTACCTCGCGCGTCAGTGGCGGCCTGATCGTGAGCCCGTCGCCGTTCTTGTCGCGCAGGTCAGTCGATGCGAATGCGATGATTTGGTCGATGTATTTCGCCAAGCCGCGTACGCCGAGGTCTTCGGTGCTGACCCTCACGCGCTTGCGCGACTTGCGGCCGGTGAAGGGATTGATGCTCGTGACCGTGCGGAATCCGAGCCACTCGCTCCTGAAGTGCTCCTTCCAGACCTTCATGGGAAATTGCCGTCCGTTGGTTACGGCTTCCTCGGCGATCTGCGTCAGCACGCCCGCATGCAGGTAGCCGCGCTGCTTGTCCGTGATGTCGTCGTCCAGCAGCTTCGCTTCGATCACCAGTTCGCGTTTCTGCTTCAACTGCTCGCCGATCCACGGAAGCAGGTTCTGCGTGAGCACCACCCGGGCCTGCTCGGGGGTGTGCAGTTCGACACGGTGCAGGAGGTCGGCGGTCACGCCATCACCTCCAGCAGCACGAGTTGGCGCGGATCCTCAACGCGCCTGGGCGCCGGCCGACCAATGCGCGTGCGCCGCGGCTTCGCGCCGAGCACGGCCCGCGTGCACTTCGGCCCCATGCCGGTATCCGTCGCCGCCTTCATCGCGCGGCCGCACCGAACGCAGTGGTAACAGGCGGTGATCGTCATGTCGACTCTCCCGGCGGAATACGCCAGCGGCCGGTCAGGCACCCGCAGGACTTCGACATTCCTCGCGTCAGGCCCGATCCGAGTACGTCGCGCACGGTTCCGCACTCACACCGGCAGGTGTAGCGTGGCTTGATCTTCTCTTGCGCGTTGCGGTGTCCTGGGACATAGCCGATGACGGTCCAACGGCCGAAGCGCGTTCCCATGGGAATCTTCGGCTTCGGGCCGCCCTTGGAATTCGGAACCTCGAACCTCGCGGCTGGCCGTGACGACAGACTTCTTGCGATGGCGTCGAATGCGTTCATGCCGGCGCCCCCGATAGCCGATGCTGCGCGAGCACCGCCACGCCCAGGGCGGGCCATGCATGCGAGCTCACGCCAAAGAGCGGGCCCGGCTTGGCCTTGACGCCGATCTGCGCGCACTTGCCGCCACCGGTCGCCGGGAATAGGTCGATCAGCGCCTGACGGACGTTCGGGTCCTTGGCCCGCGGGTTGCCGCACAGGTGCAGCTTCACGTCCTTGCGGTAGACCAACTGCACTTCCTCGGGCGTGTGCCACGCCTGTACGAACCGGCCGATCCACACGCACGTCTCGAACACCTCGCGGCCGACTGGCATGCCGTAGCTGGCGATCATTTCGATGGCTAAGCGCGCGCCGAGCATCATTGATGTCTGCATGACGGCGTCCGAGTCGAGCCAACGCAGCATGTCGCCGTTGTCCTTGACGCCGCTTTGCGTCACAACGCCGTTGTCGAGCCAGACGAAGCCAGATTGCGTCGTTCCGGGATCGATTCCGAGGACGATCACGCAGCCTCCTTTAGGACGCCGACCTCGAGCAGCGCCGTCAGCGGAATGCCGCGCGGCACCTTGCACTCGCGCGTCACACCGAAGGTGACGCGGTCGCCCTTGACCTTCTTGTCGAAGCGCTTGATGAAGCCATCGGCGGACATCCGGCAAAGCGCCTGCTCAATGTTGTGGTGCGACTGGTTCACCAGGGCAGAGGCCAGTTCAGCGCAGGACCAGCGGCCACCCTGGCGCAGCAGGAACACCCAGACCGCGCGGGTCGTTCCTTCGCTCGCGCAACGGTCCATCATGAATTCCTCCTGAACCACTCGATGGCCTTGCGCGCGGCTTTCGTCGCTTGCGGACCGATCTTGATTTCGACGGCGGCGACAAGGCCGTGATGTAAGGCTGGGTCTTCCTTCACGAGCTTTTCGGCGGCGTCCAGCGCATAGGGATGCACGCCGGGTCCGGCTGCGATCAGCGGGCCGAAGCGCTCGTGGGTTTGCGCGCGCAGGCTGGAGTCGGAAAAGCTCATTGCGCCTGCACCTCCGCGACGTGCATGCCCAGCGGAACGCGGCACGTACCGGTCACTGCGTAGCGCAGCCGGCGCGAGCCGGGCACGGGCGGTAGCTTCTCGACGATGCCCTTCGCGGCCATGTTGGCGACTTGGTCGAACAGCCGCTGCGGATCGCGCTCGATCTCCTTCGCCAAATCCGCGACGGTCCAGGCGCCGCCGTCATTGAGCAGCCACAGCCACAGATCGCGATTCGGCTCGGACAATTTCGGCATCACGCCTGCTCCTTGCGTGCCGTGGGCCGGTAGCTCGCCCAGTCGAACGCCACCCACTTGGCCGTCTGCTTCAGCCGATCGAAACTGCGCTCCCCGATGAACTGGGTGAAGCCCGTCCGGTCCTGGTTGGTGATGAAAACCGTCGGGCGCATCTGGCGGTAGCGGCGGTCGAGGACGTCGAAAATCACCGTCTGCTCGCCGTCGGTGCCGTACTGCACGCCGATCTCGTCGATGATCAGAAGCTCCGCGTCCTCGTACTCCTGCAGCACCTGCGACTCGCTGTACTTGGAGTCCTTGCGCCAGGTGTCACGCACCGACCGGATCATGTCCAGGCAGGTCGTGTAGACCGGCAGGTGCTCGGGCATGAGCGCCTGCATGATCGCGGCGGCGAGGTGCCCCTTCCCGGTCCCCGGCCGCCCCGCGAAGATCAGGGATTCGCCGGTCTTGGCGTGCCGACGGAAGTCGCGCGCGTAGTCCATCGCCACCTGCAAGGCGTGCTTCTGGCCGTCGCTTGCAGCGTTGTAGGTCGAGAACGTGCAGCCCTTCAGCCGGGCCGGAATGCCGCTGGCACGGATCAGGCCTTCTAGGCGCTCGCGCTCACGGGCAGCGCGGGCCTCCGCTTCGGCGCGGCGCTCGGCCTTCTCGCGATCGCTGGCGCACTCCGGGCACTGCGACCAGATTTCCTTGTTGATGATGTTCAGCCGCACGCCTTTGGAGACGAACGGACCATGCGTTTCGCAGGCGGCGTCGCGCTCGCCGAGTACGGTGTTTCCGGCGCGATCAGATGAGGGTTCCATCGGCGGCCACTCCTTCCTTGTGATCAAGTTCATTGAGGCTGCGGCGCTTGCGGGCGAGGACAGGAATCCCCTCGCGCCTGGCGTAGAAGCCGGCGTTGAAGTTCTGCCAGCCAGCTCCGCAGCAGTACAGGACTGCGTCGGCGACGCTGATTTCGGCCTTGGCGGCCTCGCGCGTCAGGATCTCGACGACAGACTCGGTGATGGGCCCCGCACGCTTTTCCTTGCGCACCAGCAACCAGTCGGCGATCAGGTTCGGCGGGACCCCGGAGATGACGGGCGCGCACGCGCCCTCTCCCTTTTTCTTCCTTGTTCCGTTCCTTATTCCATTCCTTATTCCGACCCCCGTTTTTGGGGTCGTTACACCGGAAATTTGGGGGGATTGGCCCGGAAATTCGGGGGGATTAGGCGGAAATTCGGGGGGATTTCCGGAGGCCGAAACACCTCCGGATTTGGGGTCGTTATGCGGCCGCGTGCCGCTCGCGTCGGGGTTCTGAAGTCCTGGCGTAACGCACCCGGATTTGGGGTCGTTAAGGCGGTACACGATGACCTTGCCGGTCTCGCCCTTCCGCTGTCCGGTGTCGACGATGAATTGTTCTAGCTTGAGCCGATATACCGCGGCCTCGACGGTCTTGGTGTCCTGCAGCGTGACGCGGGCAATGGCAGCGTAGGAGGGCCAGCAAAGCCACTCCCTGCTCTCGGAGTTGACATGGCTAGCCATGGCCACCAGGACGAACTTGGTGGCTGACTTGCCCACGTCTTGCGCGAGCGCCCATTGCACGGCGTCGAAGCTCACCCAAGGCGCTCCCTCGTCACACGCCCCATGGCGTAGAAGAAGCACTCGTCATCGCTGACGAGCTCGAGGTCGAGCTGGTACTGCTCCTGTAGGCGATCCCTCACAACCGGTTGCGGCTCTTGCTGCCATGCCGCATCGGACGGGCAATGCAGCATGGCTTGCTCGGAGAAGTGCATGCCCGCAGGTTGAAGGAGCAAATTCATGCGGCCTGCTCCTGCGCGAACATGTCCTGCGTGTCGCCGTTACGCTCGGCCTCCTGCAGGAACTTCACCGCCTGTCGGTAATAGGCCCGATGAAGCTCCGTGCCGATGAAGCGCCGATTCATTGAGAGCGCGGCGACTCCTTCCGATCCGATGCCGGCGAAAGGGCTGAACACGACATCGCCCTCGTTGCTCCACAGGCGAAGTGCCCGTTTGGTGATGTTCAGCGGCATCGGGCAAAGGTGCTTTTCGGCTCGTTCGTCACGCGCCGCATCGACGTTGAGGACGTCCGTCGCGGGCAGATCGAAATCGCCCTTCCCGCTTTGACCATCCCGCCAGTTCCACACTGGTGAGGCGAGGTCTTGCCAGACCTCGAGCGGAACCTCGGCACGCGGGTGCGTCACCGGCGACACGTCCTCGCCGGGCTTCGCCCATTTGCGGAACACCAGCAGGTACTCCGGCATGCCGACGCGGCAGAAGCTCGCGTCCTTCTGGAAGGTTTTCCACAGCAGGCCGTGTGGATTAGCTTTCGCGCGCTCCAGTACCGGATCGCGGAAGATCGTCACGCGGCAATGGAACGTCCATCCCTCCTCGATGTGCAGTCGGGTGCACATGTCAGAGAACGGGCGCAGCCCAGCGGAGCCGTCCTCGCTGGCGTTCTGGTAGTAGACGAGATCCTTGACGTGGATCGCCGTCAGGCGGCCGGCGCGCGTGATGCGCAATTTCTCGCGCACGAGGTAGCGGTACTGCTCGATGAATTCCTCGTCCGACGCGACGTTGCCCATGTCGGCCACGCTCTCGCTGTAGACGTACAGCGACGAGAACGGCGGACTGTAGACGCTGATGTCGATCGAGTTCGCCGGCAGGTCGCGCGCGAAGGTGACGCAATCCGCGTTGAAAATCGAGAAGTCGCGCCCGACGAATTGATCCAGTACCTTCATGCGCTCCTCAGCCATTCCGGAAGGTTCGCCGACAGAGTCGGCTCGTAATTGAGCTTCACGCCGCGCACTTCGACGGCTCGGCGCATCGCGGCGTACATGTGACGCTTCATGTCCTCGTGGTCCTGTTGCTTGCGCTGCACGGCCAGCCAGATCGCCTCTTCGGTATCGGCCATGACGACGTGAGCCTCGACGGGGCTCGTCTGGCCGAAGCGCCACGAGCGGCGCACGGCCTGGTAGAACTGTTCGTAGCTGAACGACAGGCCGGCGAAGCACTGGCGGCGGCAGTGCTGCCAGTTCAGGCCGAAGCCGGCGATGGACGGCTTCGTCACGATGACGCCGCCCTCTTCGGAGAACTGCACGAGCCGGCGCTCTTTCAGGTCTGCCGACATTGAGCCGCGCACGTCCAGGGCGGTCGGCATCAGTTTCATCACGGCATCGGCTTCGTAATCGGTGTCCACCCATACGATCCATGCCTCGCTGGGCTCGTCGGTCACGATGTCCGCGACCATGCGGGCCCGGCTGTCGGCCGTCAGCCGCTTTTCCTTGTGGATCGCGGTCGCCGACGTGTCCGGCATGCGGAACAACGCGCCGCCAGTGTCTTGCGTGATGTCCTGCGCCACCAGATGCCGATGCAAGTTGAGCGGCGGCAGCGCGAAGCCGGCATCGCTGAATCCGAGGTCAGACGGCTTGCTGATGCAGCGCGCCCAGCTCGCGACCCAGCTCCAGAACGATTCGACGGCATAGCGCTTGAGCCGATAGCGGCCCATGTCGCGCTGGTCGGCGATGAACCAGCGCGACAGCATTTCCGAGCTGTCCATGGCGCCCAGGAACTGGCTGTGCTGCCCAAGCTCCATGTGGTCATTGGGCGCCGGCGTAGCGGTCTCGGCGAGCTTGAACGGGATGTGCTGGCCGAAGGCGATCAACGCGCGGGTGGTGGCGCCAGTGAAGCTCTTGATGATGCTGCTCTCATCGAGGATGAGGCCGCCCAGGTCCTCCGGGCGGAAATGCCGCAGCATTTCGTAGTTGCACACATTCACGCCGACGTGCAATTCGTCGGGCCCGCGCACGGCGCGCACGTCGATGTCGAACTTCCGCCCCTCCCGCACATGCTGCTGGCTGACGGCTAGCGGAGCGAACATCAGGACCGGCTTGTTGGTGCGCTCGGCCACAACCCGGCCGAACTCGAATCCGATCAGCGCCTTCCCGAGCCCGGTATCTAGGAACGCAGCCCCGCAGCCGGTGCGAAGAAGGAATTCCGTCACGGCCCGTTGGTGCGGGAACATCGCGCCGTGCAACGGCGGAACGTCGTCCATCCCGCGCGCAGGCGCGTGCACCAGCTTTCGACGCAGGAAATCCTCGTAGTTCACGCGGCCCTACCCCCTACGTCCCTTCTGGATCGGCTGCTTCATGCGCTGCCCTCGTGATCGGTGCAGCAGGCGCTGTAGGCCAGCAGGTACCGCTGCAGGGCCGCGTTCCACCGCTTGCGCGCTTCGCTGTCCTGCGGCCATGGGCAGGCCGGGCAGTCCTCGTTCGGGTGCTGCGCCCAGTGACGGGCTGAAGCTTCGGCGTGTTCGGCAATCGCCTGCGCGCTTTCGGCCTGAGAGACGTTCGTGTTCATCACGCTCCCGTCCCGATGTGGTCCGCGATAGGTCCGCCAATCCGACCTTGATGGGTCAGCAGTTGGCGACGATCATCCGCGGCAATCTCAGCAGGAGTTCTTCCGTGGATGACCAGGTAGATCAGATCCCTCAGCAGTTCGGCGGAGGTGACGCTTTTGGAAGCGCACAGTCGAAGCCACGCGTCGTAGGTGACCTGATCGAGGTCCGTCTTCACATCGCCGCCCGTGAACTTGCCGAACGGGCCAGCCATCCCGCGTGCGAAGGATGGCGTGCTCATGTTCTGTTGGTCCCCTTGTGCCATCTGGCTGCTCCTCTTGGTGTTCTGGAAATCGGTTGGTCGGAAGAAGTGGCGGCCCGAGCAGCTGCTGCTACCCGGGCCGCTCACGAAGACCCGCGCCACAGGGAGGGAGGGATCGAGGAGTCGGCGCGGGGGAAAAGGTGCGCGAGACGTGCGCGCCGCTGCCATGGCCGGCGACGCTGAAATGGGCGGAACGCCCGCTCATGACGATTTCCCCCGATGGGGCTCGCCTGCTCGGTCAGCAAGTGATTCGCAACGCCAAAGAGGCGCTCGCGCGCGCACCGAAGATCCGGCGTCACTGAAGGCATACAGATTCCCGTCGAATCTGATAAGCCCACTCACGGGGCGCCAGCGGGGTGTTGCATGCGCGCGCGATCCGAACGCACTTGCCAGCGCCATAAACAAGACAGAGCGGCGCCGCATGTCAGGCCCTCGCCTTCCGGCGATCAGGGCCGGTGTGTGTGGGGGTGACGATTCCGGGGTCGTTGGCGGCCATGGCCTACGCCCTCGCGGTCTTGCGCCGATCTTGGAATGCCTCGGGAAACCGAAGTCGCAGGTACATCTCCCGCGCTTTCGGAATGCCCTTCTCGCGCCATTGCGAGACGGCCTGCGGCTTGACCTCGCAGATTGAGGCAACGGCGACCGTGCCGCCTAGCCGGTCGATGATTTCGGATGAGGTCACGGCGGAATTAAAGCATGCTTGCCGATGAAATACAAGCATTCTTTACCGGTCGATCACGTACTCTTATACGTATGAGGTACAAGGACCGGCTCAAGAGCGCGCTAGAGATCGCCGGCCAGGACCGCAAGGCGCTGGCCGAGGCGCTGGGTATCAGCGTTCAGGCGATCGGACAAGTGCTCACCGGAAGCACGTCGGCGCTGACGGCGGAGAACAACGCCAAGGCCGCGCGATTCCTCGAGGTGGACCCGTACTGGCTCGCGACTGGAGAAGGCAGCGCCCGCCCGCCGTTCATGAAGGAGCGCGCCGGCCTTTCTGCCGAGGCCGTCGAACACGCATCGCAATACGACAAGTTGACTGCGCCCGAGAAACGGCTGTGGCGCACGCTTGTGATGGCCGCAAAATCCGGCGTACCAGATCATGAGGTCGAAGAGAAAACCCCGGCCACCCGCACCAAACCGGCTACACACGCGGACCAAGTGCTTAAGAGCGCGCCACGTCCGCCAACACCAGTTAAGAGAACACACAAAAAAACCGGATAGCCCAATGGCTCATCGCTGGCGCGCCCGTTATTGCTGGGCTAAAAGAGATCCTCGTCGTATTAGGGGAGCTCGGATGAAAGTGGTTCCGTTCGGCCGGTACAAGAACCGCCAGATGGTGGAAGTCCTGCAAGCCTTGGCCGCCAAGGCGACGGCGGGCGAGATCATCGGACTGGCAGTGTGCTTCAAGAACGCTGCAGGCGTTGAAGATGCCATCATCACCGGCCAGTTCGCCGATAACGCAGACATGGGCGCGGCTGCGGCTTTACGACTGAGCGTCCGATTAGCTAGAGCATGGGGAGAATATGACTGAACACATCGACATTCCACAGACTTGCGTGCCGGCCGGCACTTCCGTACTCGAGCCCGAACCTCCGCCACCCGTGACTTGGGCCGGAGAGGTCGAAATCGAGGTCGGGGAGGTCTAGCCATGCGCTTTCTTCTGATCGGCGCCATGTGCGCCCTGGCGGGCTGTGCGAGCCAGACTCCTGCCAACCAAGCGTCGAACTGGCAGGTGTGCGAGTACATGATGGACGGCGGCCACAATGCGCAGGTCGCGCAGGCCGAGGCCCGCCGGCGCAACCTCGACTGCCGCTCGTATTTCCCGGCGATCCTGTCCAAGCGACAGGCCGAGGCCGCCGAAGACGCCGCCGCGGCGCAGATCCTGCGCAACATGCAGCCCTCGCCCGCCATGCCATCTCCGACGAACTGCAGCACCACCATCCGCGGCAGCCGCGCCGACACCTCCTGCTGGTAGCGCCTCCGCGCTGACTCTCGAGCCGCCTTCGGGCGGCTTTTTTGTTGCCCGCTCGCTCTACCTAGTCGGATAAGTATTCTTGAATTTGAAAGAATGCTTGATGTTTCGAGGCAAGCATGCTTTAATTCCCTCACTGCCTCAACCAGGCGGTCTACCTCAAAGGAGAAGCGAGATGCAACTGATCAACGCAGTCACGGGCGAAGTCATCGCGGTTCTGGCTAACAACCGCGAACTCGAAGCGTTCGACGATCAATGCGCTGATTGGCGCAAGGTCCGCGACCTCGCCGAGGTGAACCCGAAGTTCCGCGACGAATTCCTCGCCGCCCATGCGGATCAGAGGTGGCTGGTGGAAATCGACTGATCCCCTCCTGAATCCACCCAACACCTAAAGGAAAAGCGAGATGGACACCAAACGGCTCAGCGTGGCGACCATGGCTGCGGCAATCATGGCGGCAGCGGGGATGGTCGGCTCGAGCGAACCCGAAACCGCATCCCGGAAACCTCGTCGCCGCGTGCCCACGATGGTCTGCTCGCCTCAAGCGGAGATCGCCGCATGGAACGCCGACGTGGCCGCCCGCAGTGACCGCCGCGCGCGCATCTTCAATCGTCGCCGCGACCGCGACATGGCGCGCGAGTTCGCGGACAACGGCCAGCGGCCGAAATTCGCCAAGCCGCGCACCCACAAGCAGCACGTACACCGTCAGCGCGACGAGCACGGCGCTTACACGCTGATCGGCAGCGCTTACGAAGTCGAAGGCATGGAGCCCGACGCCAGCCGCGAGCATGTCACCAGCGCCTGGACGCACGGCGACGACTTCGGCTACGCCGCCCGCCGCAAGTGGCTTGCCGGCATCAGCGCGCAGCGCGGGTACTGATCCCCTCCTGAACCGCCGAAAGGCAACAACCACCCGAAAGGAAAAGTGATGAGTGTGAGAGCGAAATTCGCGGTCACGAAGATCGAATCGACGCTGGGCCAGCGGGCTACGGGCGAGAAGGACGAGCGCGGCCATGCGAAGTACGAGCCGTGCGAAATGAAGACGCTCGTGATGAACCCGGTCTACGGCAACGGCGACCCGAACCACGAGAACACGAAGTTCTGGCAGGCATCGCCGGGCGGCGAGCTGCGCCTGAACGTCGTGAATGCGGCGGCCGTCGCGCAGTTCGAGTTGGGCAAGGAGTACTACGTGGACTTTTCGCCTGCCGACTGATCCCCTCCTGAATCCTCGCGAGTCGGGGATTTGGAAGCGGATTACGCCACCAACACCTAAAGGAGAAGCAGCGATGCGCACGGAATACCAAATGACCGAGCAGCAATTCGCGCGGCTTATGGACGCTTGCAAGCCCGTTCCGGCAATGTGGATCGGCGGGCCGCCGTCATCTGTCCAAGAGAACGCGAACCGCGCATGGCAAGCGCTGGCCGATGAACTCGGCTTCGTGTGGGACACCGTTTCCCCGATCCCGGGCAAAGGGCAACTGTGGTTCAGCGCAGAAATGCTCACCCCCGGCTCGAAGGAATCCGCATAAGCACCACCTAAAGGAGAAGCAGCGAAATGTCGGATTCAGTCCAGAGCGCGAAGCACACGCCGACGGCGAGGCTGGTGGTGGACACCCAAGTCTCGCAGCGAAAGATCCTGATCGTGCCGATCCACACGATCCGGCATACGCCCTACAACCCCGCCTCTCGCACGAAGGAAGGCAAGAAGCTGGCGCAGGTAATGGGCGCGATCCAGAAGCATGGACTCGCGTATCCGATCCTCATCACCGCCGACCGCGACGTGATCGACGGCAACCGGCGGCTGGCCGCGTGCCGCGCACTCGGACACAAGACCATCGAATGCATCGTCTGCGACGTGGACCGTGACGAGGCGTTCACGATGGTCAACACCACTGCCATCCCCATCGGCGGCAAGGGTTGGCTGGAAATCGGAATGGGCAACGGATTCATGCCCGAGAAACTGCGCCGGCAGTACGACGAGCTCTACGACCTGATCGGAGCCTACGGCATCAAGCTGCTGATTGACCAGAAGTTCGGCTTGAACATGCTGGCGCTGTGCAAGTCCATCGTCGCGCTGGATCGAAAGTACGACCTGGCGGAGCTGGTGATGATCGTCGCGGCGCACCGCCTCACCAACAAGGTCAATTTCATTCTGCGAGCTGCCGCGCAATCGCGCGAAGAAAAGGTGGCCGCCATCGACAAGCTGCTGGCCGACGCCAAGACCGCCGGGGGCGTGCAATGAGCGCGCAGCCCACACGCGGCCCTTGGGCGTTCCTCGAAGACGGTCGCACCGAGCAAGACGGCAACCGCTGCAAGCCGCTGACTATCAGCAGCCCAGACGCCGAAGACATCGCCAGCGTCTACAGCAGCGACGACACCACGGTCAGCATTCTTCGCTCCGAAGCCATCGCCAACGCCCGCCTGATCGCCGCCGCGCCGGAACTGCTGGAGGCGCTGCGCGGGATGCTCTCCATCGAAGAAAGCGTGACTCAAGGCCAGGAGCGCGAGCGCCGCGCAGAGTGGCTGCCGAAGGCTCGCGCCGCCATCGCCAAGGCAACCAGGAGCGCCGAATGAACAACATCGACTCCAGCGTCGAAGCCATCGCGCAAGAGCAACCCCGCTCGCGCGTCCAGCATGTCACGGACCCCGCCGACTCAAGCCGGGTTCGGCTCGACCCGAACTGGCGCGAGCCGAGCAACGACGGCGAGCTGACCCAGGCGGACCTCGACTCGATCGATGCCGAGTTCCGGCAACCCGACGCGACGTCACGCGCCGTGGACTGCTTGAAGCGCGGGTTCCTGGACAGCCTGTCCGTGCATCTTGTCGGCGTGGATCACGACGGCTTCGGACCGAGCGGAAAGGCTCGCATTCGCTGCTCGTGCGGCTGGTCTGGCCCTGAGCGTTTCGAGTGGCAGGACGACATGTACGCGGGCCTTGCTGCGGACAAGGCGGGGCATTTGGCGCAGGTCGAGGCGGATAGGTCTAGGTGGCAGCGATGAACCGCGCCGAGCATCTGCTTTCCATCGTGGCCGAGGAAGCCGTCGAAGTTGCGCAACGCGCGACGAAGGCCCTGCGCTTCGGCATTGACGAAGTGCAACCCGGCCAGGATCACACGAACTGGGAGCGCATCGAGCACGAGTTCCATGACTTGATCGCGGCGCTCGAAATGGCCCACGGTCGCCCGCTCAACATCAGGCGCGTCCTGATCGACGCGAAGAAGGAGAAGGTCGAGAAGTTCCTTGCTTATTCGGCGGCGCTGGGAACGCTGTCTGACACGAAGGAATACACCGAAGGGCGCGACCCCCAACACGTTTTGAAGGCAGAGCGCGCAAGCGCCGACGCTACGGACCGGGGTGATCGCGCCAATGCAAGCCCGGACGGCGGTCCTATGGGCGTTGGGCAAGCCGCCGCCGCGGCCCCCGCTGGCGTGGATTCGACTCGTGGAGGTCAAGGTGCCTGATGTAACGATGCCGTCTCGGCGCGAGACACTGACGCGCACGGCTCGCAAGATCGTGCTGGGTCGGAATGACCTGGAGGTTCTGGTTGCGGCGGGGATGTCGCTCGCAACGGTCATCTACAGCATGGGCGTGCTACTCGCTCGCCTCGTGATGTTCCTGACGTTGCCGCTCTCCGCGCTGCTGCTCTACCCGCTCGCGCGCGCGAACACGCGCCGCTGGTTCAAGTGGGCTCAGGAGCAGCAGCAGCGCAGGGCCGAATTGATCGCCGAACTGACCAGCGTGTGCAGCAAGTCGGTGGAGTGGCCTCACGACTGGGCAACGCCGATTCCTGCGGACGACCTACGCCGAGCCGTCGACGAGCAGGACCGCGCCGATGGCGTGGATCCGGTTGACGAGGCTCAGGCGCAGCCCGGCGATCGCGAACGCATCGATGCGCTATTGCGTCAGGTGTGGGACGCGTTCGATAGCTGGGCTGAGCAAGAAAAAGGACTGGCGCGGACGGTATGGCTGCACGCGGAGCGAGTCGCCTCTGGCGTGGACTCGGATGGAGGGAAGAGCCGTGGCTGACGCCTATAGCTGCACGCACAAGGAAGGTGTGAAGCGAATCGCCGCGTGGTTGAGCGGGACGAGGCGCATGGCAGTCGTGATGGCCGAGCGTGTCGTGACCGCCTGCAGCGAAACGCCGGACGCCATCGCGTGGTCGTCACGAGGCGAATCCATCTTGGTTGAGGTGAAGGTGAGTAGAGCCGACTTTCACGCCGACAAGGACAAGATTTTCCGGCGCGACGAGGACCAGGGCGTGGGCACGCTGCGCTACTTCGCCGCACCCGCTGGAATCCTCACGCCAGACGACATGCCCGATGGCTGGGGGCTGCTGGCGATCCACAAATACCAGGTCCGCGAGGTGCGCGCCCCGGCGGCGAAAAGCGCGAACCGCGTCAATGAGGTAGCGATGCTCGTGTCCGCGATCCGCAGGCTAGAACTCGCGGCGACGGTCTTCGTCCGCCACGAGAACGACGCCTCTGTCGTACCTGCGTCTTCCAACGATCAACAGGAGAAGGCATGAGCGAGTTCAAAGGCTACCGCGAAACCTCGCGGACGAACTGGGGCACCAGCGAACCCGGAATGTCGCTGGACCAGATCAACTGCGGCGCGCTCCTTCGGATCGCCGACGCAACCGAGCTGATGGCGAAGCGCTATAGCGACCTGATCGACGAGCGCGACAACTACAAGCGCTGGTACGAGCAAGAGCGTGACGCGAAACATCGTCGTGACCGAAGGATCAATGCGCTGCGCGGCCAGATCACGAAACTGAAGAAGCGACTGGTGGACGCATGACCGAGCTCTCCATCGAACCCGTCGAATCTCCCGCCGCGGAATTCTCCAATCTGTGCGAATGGGTAGAGCTTTCCTGCGCTGATCTGGAATCGCAGCTCGAAGGAAATCCGCTTGCCATTCGAGTAATGCAGCTGCGATATGCAGCGAAGAAGGCGAAGGAGGTGAGCAAGTGAACTGCAAACCGGGTGATCTGGCGCGCATCGTGTACCCGGACCAGCTGGTCCGCGACAGGTGGGTGACAGTGACGGAACTCTCTCCGCAAAGCACACCGGCCAATCCAGCGTGGTGTTACGAAGGCCCGCTCATCATTGACCCCGACATCCGCATCCCGCTCGGTGCGCTGTACGACTTCTGGCTGCGCCCCATCCGCGACCCCGGCGACGACGCTCGCGACGAAACGCTGCAATGGCTCGATGTTCCGTCGAAGCAACCGGAGGCGGTGAAGTGAAGCCCCGCCTGCACCTGGCCCGCGCCATTGCCCGGCTTGCTGCGACTTTGCCTCGCGCGCTGGAAGCACTGCACCTGCAATGGGCACTGCGCGAGATCGATCCTCTCCACCCGGACGTTCCTTGGATCGTCCATCGGCTGCGCGAACTCGAAGGCGGGCGGTGATGCACTACTCCGACAACTCCGCCGAGAACGCCGTGAGATTCGCGGCAGCAATGCGGGCACCGCTTCATGCCTGCCGCGCCGAGTCCTGCGAGCAAGGCCGCAAGGACTGCCCTTGCCCTGCTGCCTGCCAATGGCCCACCGATGACGATCGCGCGCGCTGGCGGCCTTCCGTGCTTTTCATCGCGGCGATCTGGATCGTGGTGTCGGCGCTCGTCGCTGCGCTGGTGCTGCTGCCGCTGTATCTCGGAATCGCTCATTGATTGGACGCACCATGAATGAAATTGTCGAATCACCCGCGCGGGCCTCTGTCGCCGTGACCGGTGTCAACCCTGCCGCCCTGGTCCTCTCGCACGCCAAGACCGTGCAGGAGGTCATGAAGTCGGTGATGAAGCAAAACGTCCACTACGGCACGATCCCTGGGGCTGGCGACAAGCCCACGCTCCTGAAGTCCGGGGCCGAGGTGCTGTGTATGACGTTCCGCATCGCCGACCGCTACGAGGTGTCGGACCTGTCGGTCGCGGGCTCCATCCGCTACCGCGTGACCTGCATCGGCGAGCACCAGCAGTCCGGCGAAGTGCTCGGCTCGGGCCTGGGCGAATGCTCGACCGACGAGGAAAAGTATCGCTGGCGCAAGGCCGTGTGCAAAGAGGAATTCGAGGCAACCGATCCCTCGATGCGTCGAGTGAAGTACGGCCGCAAGCAAGGCGGGCACTACACCGTGGAGCAGGTTCGCACCGAACCCGCCGACCTCGCCAATACCGTCCTGAAGATGGCCTGCAAGCGGGCCAAGATCGCCATGGTGTTGAACGTGACGGCCGCCTCCGACATGTTCAGTCAAGACCTCGAGGACCTCGACGCCGAGCTGGTGCGGCACTTGGCCGAAGACGAGCGCGAGGCGCAAATGCAGCTCGTTCGCGACGAGTGGGCGAAGAAGGCCGAGGCCGCCGAGTCGGAAGACGCGCTGCGCAAGGTGATGCAAGAGGGCGTCAAGGTCTTCCAAGCGGCCCGCGACCGAGACGGCTACGCCGCCTTCGCCAAGGCCGTGCAAAAGCGCGGCGCAGAACTGAAGGCCCCTGCAACCCCCAAGGAGGAACCCAATGCGTGAACTGAAGATCCGTGCATCGGCCATGGGCAAGCTGATGACCGAGCCCAAGAGCAAAAGCGAGGTTCTGTCGGTGGGAGCGAAGACCTACCTGCGGGAGCTGGCCGCGCAGGAGATCCTCGGCATCGACTTCGAGGTGAGCGCCAAGGCGCTGGAGAAAGGCATCCTGTGCGAGTCCGACGCTATTGCCTTGGTGGGCCGCGTGCGCGGCTTGGATCTTGAAAAGAACACCGAGCGGCGCGAGGACGACTACTTCACTGGCGAATGCGACGTGTTCGAGCATACGTACCGGGAAGGCCGGGACACCAAATGCTCCTGGTCGGCCGCGACTTTCCCGATCTCTCTCGCGGACTGCGAAGACAAACTGTACGAGTACCAGATGCGCACCTACATGCGCCTCTGGAACGCGCCGCGCTGGCACGTTGACTACGTGTTGCTGGACACGCCCGAGCACCTGATTGGCTTTGAGCCAATCGCCTTGCACATCGTGAGCCACATCCCGGAGCACATGAGAGTGACGACGTGGACCGTGGAGCGCGATCTGGAAATCGAGGCGCGCATGGTCGAGAAAGTGAAGCACGCCCGCGCGTACTACGCCGAAGTCATCGCCGAGTTCGATCGCTCGCATGTGCTCTTCGGCGAAGAGCTTGAGGCCGCATGAACCGAATCGCGCTCAACGCCGGGCCGCGCGAAGCAGTACCAAGTGCCCGGCACCCTAACACCATGAGCCTCGTCTACACCGTCGTCTCGCTGATGCAATCCGCCCGATCCGCCACCGTGGACGACCTGCTCCCGATGCTGCCGGACTACAGCCGAGAGCAGGTCATCAAGGCGATGCAGAACGCCCGGCAGGCGGGCTGGCTGTCCTGCGACGGCCACCAGCCGCGCCGGGCGGACTCGCCCAGCAAGCGCGCAACCGGAGTCGGCCGCGGCTCGGTCCCGGCGACGTACCACTTCGTGCAGATGCCCACCTTCAAGCCCCGCGCCCCGAAGGGTTCGGGCAAGAAGCGCGCCCGCAAACCGAACTACGCGCGCCGCTATACCCGCCGGCCGATGGTGGCGAGCATCTTCGATCTTGCCGACTACATCGGCAAGAGAGAGCGCGATGGATCCCAGTACATCCTCCCCATCCACGACGAGCGCCGCGAGCGCGAGCTGGAGGCTGCATGACAGCCCGAATTCAGGAGATTGAAGCCATGACAGACGAATCGAAAGAGTGCGAGGCGCTGGCCTTCGCCTTGAACGCGCTGGACGAAATCGCGCTCGCCGGCATGTCCGGCACCGGCATGGAGTCGGAAGAGGCCATGCGCGACTGGCACGCGAGGCGTGCATGGGAGTTCATCGGCATTGCAGCGCGAGCGAAGGACGAAGTACGCGGCATGCTCGCCGCCCGCCCCCAGGCTCCCACAGCCCCTGCGGGAGTGAATGAACGAGATGTGCTGTGGTGCGTGAACGTACATGGACCGGATGACGTGTACGCGATGCCGAACAAGGCCGCTGCGCTGGAGCACGCGAACGAGCTGAACATCTACTTCGGCAAGCTGACCAACGAGTCAGCGACCCACGAATATGACCCAATCATGCGCGCCGTCGTCATCGAATGGCCGCACTCGGCTGAATCGCATGCCGCCGATCTTGCCGCGCAAGTCGCACGAAAGGAGGACTGAAATCATGACCGACACCACCGACCGCGAAGAGCCGATCACGGCAGCGCAGGCGCTTGAGGCCCTGGATGAACTGGAAGCGTCGGCGCGGGGCGACGAGCCATTCAACCACTTCGCAGCGCCGCTGATTCGCCAATTCATCGAATCCTCCCGCCCCGCCGCGCAAGCAGTGAGCGCAGAGCCGGTGGCGATGGCGGACATTGAAACCGTGCGCAAGGCTCTTGGTCGCTTGAGCATCGGCCAAGTGTGGCGGGACGCCTCAGATGCACTGATGCGCATCGAGTGCGCGGTGCTCGCCACTCCCCCAGCAGAGCGCCCCGCCGCACCAGCGCAGGCAGTGATGGAGGTCAAGAGGGGGTTTGAGTGGGTTAGCTCCGACGTCCAGCTTCCGACCGTGACGGTGAAGTTCGCCAACCAGGATTGGGAGGCGCGCGACGCCTTCGCCCGCGCACTCTCCCATCCCGCAGCAGCCCCAGCGCAGCCCGCCGCAGTGGATGCGCAGTGGGTGGAGCGGGCGATGGATCTGGCTGATGCCCACGCGCACGAATCATGGCGCAGGGGCGCTACGGACAACACGACGATCGATAACGCGACCCGCAACGCCCTGCGCACCCACCTGTCCACCGCCCTCACCGGGGCACCAGCGCAGCCCGCACAGGACGGCGCGCGGAAGGACGGAAATGGCTGACGCACTCGCGCTCGTGCCGCTGGCGATTGCCGCGTGCATTCCGATCATTCCGTTTCTGCCGCAGCGCTGGCTGGAGCGCGCCTTTGGAATCACTGATGGCGCTCCAGTCGTCTCACCGGATGCACAGCATGGAGGTAACAGCGATGGCAGTTAACCGGCTTGAGGCCGCGAAAACAGCGGCACAACATCACACGACTCTCTGCCAACTCGACGCCATCGCACGCCTCGCGCTTGGCAGCGACATGCACCACACGGCGCAGAAGACGGGACAGCGAATTGCCGACCTCTGCCGCGCCGAGCAACAGCGCCAACTCAAACGGTTCGACGCGCAACTGGCACGTATTGCTGGCGTGGACTCGACTCGCGGAGGCCGGCGATGACGGTCTACGTGGACGATATGAAGGCGCAGTTTGGCCGCATGGTGATGTGTCACATGCTGGCCGACAGCGACGCGGAACTGCTGGCGATGGCCGACACGATCGGCGTGCAGCGCAAGTGGCACCAATACCCCGGCACGCATCGCAGCCACTTCGACATAGCGCTAAGCAAACGCGCCGAAGCGATCAAGGCCGGCGCGCAGGAAATTCGCTGGCGCGACAGCGGGCGCGTGAGCCTGCATCGCCGCAAGGTGGCGCTGGGCAAGGCCGAGCCGTTGACCATCGCGGAAATTCTCGCGTCGGCCGGTGATGGCGTGCCAGTCCCTTCCGGAGAGCCGAAATGACGAAAGCCACCGATGGAGACGCAAATGCCTGACCGCATCTTCTCAGAAGCTGTGTATCAGCAGGTGGTGGAGGCGATGAACACAGGTCGCTACTACACAGCCGCTGCCGCACGGGAGTTCATCCGCCAAGCGGCGATCAACGCGAGCGCGCGTGATGACAAGGATGTTGCATCAATCGACGCCGCCCTCACCGCACTCCAGGCACTGCCGGAAGTCGGAGAGCCGCCCAGGGGCTACGCAGTGGCTCCGAAGGAAATTTGGCTCCAGCTACACGGCGACTGCTCCGACGACGAGTTGGATAAACCCGTTGACTACGAAGGCAGTGCCGACGTGACGTGGTGCTGGCACGAAATCTACCGCACAGACGTTCGCTACGTCCGCGCTGATCTTGCCACTGTATCTGAGAAAGGGGCGAAGGAATGAGCGAACTGGACAAGCTCGAAGAGATCGCGAGATGGGCTACGCCGAGGGGCACATGCAATCTCTCGCATCCGCGCGATCACAACAACTTCGCGGCCAATCAAGCCTTCTGTGATGAGTTCGACGCGGAAACCGCCCTCAAGCTCATTGCAGTGGCGAAATTGGCGCAGCTCGCCATGAAGGGAGCGAACAAGGAGCATTGGGACGCCTTCCGCGCCGCTCTGGAGGAACTGACATGCCCCAAGACCTGACCGCGCTGAACGCGCCACGCTTCGGCAAGGACTGGCGAATGCGCTGGTTCTATCTCGGAGACGGCGCCCAACTGCATCGCATAGCGGCGATCACCTTTCAGGACGAGGACCGGATCAACGGGCACGGGGCTACCGCCTGCGGGCGCTTCGGCTTCATGTGGATGCCGGGTTTGGGTGGACGGATAGGCGCTCGTCGCTGCCCGTCCTGCTGCAAAGAGATGGGTGTGCCGCAAGGGTCCGGCGCGCCGTTCAACGAAGGAATCGATGCATGAGCCAAGACCTGATCCAGCTTGCCCGCGAGTGTGGGGCGACATGGGGCAACGATGCCGACCAGCTATTCATGTCGGAATCTGCGCTCTCCACCTACACCGCCCGCATCCGAGCAGAGGCGCTGGAAGAGGCGGCTGTCGTTTGCGATCGGCTCGGCGTCAGCGAATACCCGAGAGACTGCGATGACTGCGCCTCCGCTATCCGCTCCATCAGCACTACCGATAGCGCCGCTTCCATCGGAAAGACCGGCCATGACTGATGCACAGCGAGAGACAGAGCTTCTGCCTTGCCCGTTCTGCGGCGGTGAAGCCGAAATTATCCGGTGCAGCGTCCATTGCAATAACCCTGCGTGCGAGGCTCAGCCATTCACGGCAGGCCAATCCGAAGCTGAAGCCATCGCCGCATGGAACCGTCGCGCATCCCCCGACGACCTGCTGCTACAGGCGGCAGAGGCGCTGGAGTGCAATGCAATGTGGGCGGAAGGATCGGAAGCGCATTCTCGCCTGCTCAATATCGCCGCCGCTCTGCGGCAGCGCATTGGGAGAGGGAAGTGAGCGCCTGGACGCAACTCCGCGAAGGCGGCGCGCACTACAACATCATGCGTTGCGCCTCGCACGAAGGCATGGCGCTCCTGCGCGAGATGTTCCCGGACGGCGAGGCGGACGAAATGAACTTCGTCCTGTTTTCCACATCCGGCATTCACGGCACGTACACCACCATCGAAGACATCGAGCGCGAACCGGAAGAATGGGGCAACCTGCTGACCTTCCTCGTCGTGCAGCCGCGCATCGTCTGCACGCGCTACGGGCTGTGCGCGCCCGAAACACCCGAGGACTTCGCCTTCCTCAAGAAGCTGCGCGCATCGAGCCATGCTGCAATGCGGCAGATCGGGCAGGACTCCGGGAGCAGCAAATGAGCGGGCTACGTCGAATTTGCAAAGCCTACGGCGGCATGACCGTGACGGGCAACGATGGCAAGACGATCAAATACGTCTGGGACTACGCCGCTGACGCGCCAGTGCCCGAATCGGAAATGCCATTCGGCAGCGAGCGGCACAAGCTGAGCGAGAAGGCGCGATGGACAAGCCAGACCTCGCAGTCCTCCGGGAGCAGCAAGGAATGAGCATAACGGGAACGAGACGATGGACGACGCGAAGAACCACGGCCAGCCTGATTACATCCTGCTCGGCGAATGGGCCGCACAGAAGATCAGCCCGAAGCCCTCGAATTGGACCCTGCGGAAAATGGCTCGCGGCGGCAAGATCGAGCCGCCTCCGGTCAAGATCGGCAAGGCGTACTATGTGCAGCCCGCCGCTCGCATCGTGCCGGCGAACGACCGACCCACCCTTGTCCAGCGACTTCGCCGCGCATGATCCGACCTCGAGACAGACGCCGCCGCGACTGGCCTACGGGCCTGCGGGAGCCGCGCCCGGGCTATTTCACCTGGCGCCACCCTGACGGCTCGGAAATGGCGATCGGGCGGGTTTCGCTCGAGCAAGCCAAACACCAGGCCCGCGAGGCGAACGAGTTCATCGTTTCCCAGAAACCCTCGCTGCTCGAGCGGCTGACCGGGGCGACGAACACCGTGATCGATCTGCTCGCGGAAATGCCCCCAGCCACGAACAAGAACACGGCCAAGAGTTGGCGCAGTCTGGACAAGAAGATCAAAGCGGCGCTGGGCAATCTCGCCTGCAACGCCCTGACGGTGAAGCACTGCGCCGACCTGATCGAGTCGGAAATCAAGGCCGGGCGAGATCGGACGTCCCAGGCGCTGCGCTCGAGGCTGGACGCCGTGTGCAAGCGCGGCATGCAGTTGGGCTGGCTGGAGTTCAATCCGGCCCAGCCGACGCAGACGGTAGAGGTGAAGACCAAGCGCGCTCGCCTGACGCTCGAGCAGTTCCAGGCGATCTACACCAAGGCGGCGGAGGTAGCGGCGTGGCTTCCGAGCGCAATGCTCCTGGCGATCACCACCGGGGCGGACCGCAGCACCCTATCCGGCCTGTGCTGGTCCGCGGTGGGGCCGGAATACGTGACCCTGAGGCGCGGAAAGACCGGAGTGGAAATCGAGGTTCCGCTGGCGCTCAAGCTCGAGGCGCTGGGGATCACCGTGCAAGACGCCCTGAACGCCTGCCGCTCGAGCGTGCGCAGCCTCAAGTTCGATTACGTGATCCACCACCGACAGGAGTTCGGCAACGCCCCGCTTGGCTCCAAGGTCCACCCCGACCGGATGAGTCACGCCTTCGCCGATGCTCGAGAGCTGGCCGGGATCAATGGCGACAACCCGCCCACCTGGCACGAGATGCGAAGCCTCGCAAAACGGCTCTACGGCAAGCAGAAGAACGTGGACACGAAGGCCCTGCTCGGCCACAAGACGGAGAAGATGAGCGAGCTGTACGACGATCCGCGCGGCGTGGAGAAAATCAGAGTGTCCTACGCCCCTGTGGATAACTCCAAAGTGACGAATTCGGGAACAAATCAGGGACAGTAGGCCGTTTTCAGAGGGAAGAAATGATCCATCAGGTACTGCCCATGCACACGAAAAGAACCGAAGTTTGCACAGGCATTTTCTCAGAAAAATCAACCACTTGCGGCAATTATTCCACAACGTTTCGGGGACAACTTTCGCGCATTTTCGCGCAAATAAAATCAACCACTTGGACACGCATTAGGGACACGTTGCGCGCTGCCCCACTCTTGGCGTGCCTCGCCCTTCCCGCCCCTGCCGCCGAGATCCACGCCCACGGCCTGAAAGTCACGACCTACGAAACCGCAGCCGAGGCGATCTGTTCCCTGCGCTACCGTGGAACGGAGTACATCGACTCAGCCGACCATGGCCGGTGCCTGCAATCGGCGGTGTCCTTCGACTGGATGGGCGAAGCGTTCAACCCGACCGAAGCGGGAAGCGTTCGAGACGGCGCGACGGTGAATCCGAGCACCAGCCAGCTCATGGCGCTTGTCGATGGGAAGGACGCGATCGCCACGGAGGTGAAGATGGCGTACTGGCAGGGCGGGCTGTCGGGCCACATCCTGCGCAAGTACGTCACGGCGGGATTCGGCGGCCGCAGCATTCTCGAGCACCGGATCGCCTTCGAGCCACCCGCCTCCGAGTCTCACTCGCTGGGCCAGTTCGAGATCCTGACCGGCTACATGCCGCGGGAGTTCTCGCACTTTCGCAGCTACGATCCTGCAACCGGGGCGCTGTACGAGCTTTCTGACGGGCCGGGAGAGCAAGCCCTTCCGGTGATCTTCTGCACCGCGGATGATCGGAATTGCATGGGAGCCTATTCGCTGCAGCCTCTCGTGTGGGGCGGCTACGGAAGGTGGCGCTTTGCGGACTGCGTGAAGTGGAACGTGGTTGCGCGGTACGCCTACCCGAAGGGAACCTATCGCTTCAGGGTGTTCACCACTGTGGGCACGCTGGCCGAGGTGATGGGGAATCTTGGATGGCTTTATGCAACACAACCGAGGTGAAACTGCAATGGCTGACTGGCAACCAAGCATGGACGGCGCGCCGCCGACCGAGGCGCTGTGGACGAGTCGGCGCGGTATCGAATACCGCAAGCATGAGGGGCGCTGGCGCCGCTACGTCACACCGGGTCACTGGAACGGCTCCATGACGCTTTCGTCGCTCGATGACGAGATTCTCGACGCCCTGATGTCCGCGCTTGGCGCGAAAGAAGGCGACCATGACGCTGGCTGAGCGCATTCAAGAACTGATCGATCAGCATGGCTCGCTTCGTGCCGCTGCGCGCGTTCTTGCCGTTGATCCGGGCTACCTCTCGCGCCTGAAATCCGGCGAAAAAGACGAGCCGAGCAACACGCTGCTGCGCCGCATGAAGCTGCGCCGCGTCGTCAGCTACGAGCGAACGGACTTGCTCAATCCCGGCGAAGTGATGTTCATCGACCCGGACGGTAAGGCCGCCGTTTATCGCTTGCCGATGTAATGGGGAATCTTGGATGGCTGTATTCGCAGCCGAGGTGAGCGTGACCGTACCTCATTGTTTCTCAAACTAGGCAAAGCGCCTTTTGAGAAACACTTCTGGAAGGATCAATGCGCCGCAGGCTCAAGCGTCACCACTTCGAAGCCCAGTTCGGTGGCGATGTGCAGCTCCAGGCGCGCGCCCTTGGAGTTCTCCCAGCCGGGCAGCAGTGCGATGGCGTCACACGCGAGCAGTTCGGGAATGTCCCGCCGCAGGTAGAACGCCCACGGCTTCGAGCCAAGCGGCGCATCGTCCTGCTCGTCCAACTCGGCGGGGTTGACGACATCGAAGCCTTGCGCGCGCAGTCTCGCCGCAGCCGCATGGAATGCCGGGAAATTCCAGCCAGGAAGGCCCGACATCGGCCCCGCGACGTAGACCCGCTTCACGCGATGTCGGCGCGGCGCGCGCGTTCGTCGATGCACCATTGGATGCACTCGAAGTACCCAGCGCCGTCGACGCAGTTGTCTCGCTTCGGTGAGTTGACCTGTCTGGATAGCTTCACGCACACCATGAACATGCCGACTTCCTCGGGAGTCAATGGAGCCTTTAGCTTGTGAGCCAGCATGGCAGATACCATGCCGGCCGTCCTGGCGAAGTCCTCGATCGGCGGCCCGTAGGCCGCATTCCGGTCGCCGTGCACAAGCCCCTCGGCTTCGACGAGGACGCTGGTTCTGTCGCTCATGTGCATGTTCCCAAATTAGGTACGGTCGTTCTCAAATTGGGTACGCCACGCCCGCCCATGTCCCGGCGAACGCGCCGAGCGCGCCGGGAATGAGAAGCCAGCGGTCGCGCACGTAGCCCATCACGGCCACGGCCCCGAGAAGAAACAGGGCAACCGCCCACGCAGCCGCCTCCGTGGCACTGCCGGCCTTCACGCTGGCGACGTACAGCGCCCAGCAGGCGTCCGTCGCGAACATGGCGAGAAAGGCGACGAGCCAGCTCACAGCATCGACACGTCCATGACGTGCCCGCGGAATTCGATGAACCCCGGAGAGTGAACCTTGCACACCTCCGGCCAAAGCAATGCTCCATCGTGGAACGTCAGCACCACGAAGCCGCTTCGCCAGTTCGTCGGGCTCTGCTCAAGGTAGTTTTCAAATTGAGGGCCGGCAGGATCTGCCAGTGTGCCCGTATCCACCCCGTATCGCGTTCCGTTGTAGTCATCGAAGGGCGTGACCTTGAGCGAGTGCAGATGGCCGGTAACGATGCTCACGCCGGCATTGACCGTGTTGTTGTGGGCCGCGTGAATTCCGCCCTTGAATCGGTGCTTCATCACGGTATTGCCGTTCCACACCGACCAGCACGGACGCCAGGCGGGGAAGTGGTCCTTGAGGCTGAATCCGTGGATCTGCTCGTACTGCGGGGCATTGGCCGCAAGACGGTTCTCGAAGCGGGCATCGTGGTTGCCCAGGCACCAAGGCAGCTGTACGCTGTGGCGCGCTGCCTTTGCTGCTTCCTCGATCTCTCCGAGAGCCGCATCGCAGGCTTTGAGTTCCTGCACGAGCGTCGGGGTGGAGTCCCAGCCGATCCGGGGAAAGCGGCTGATGCTCGCGCCGTCGAAGGCATCGCCGTTGTTCACCACCGCCTGCGGCTGGAGGTTGCGGATCAGATGCAGCAGCCCCTTGTGTGCGGTAGTGCGGATGCCGGGCCAGTAGTGAGCGTCGGAAAAGACGATGACGATCCCATTGAGGATGCCCAGGTCGTAGCGCTGCGGGTGATGGTGGGCCGTCTGGAGGTGGGTGTAGCGGGCCGATGACGGCGCGTCAGCCTCCAGTCTGATGCCGCGCCTGCGCTCGATGTTGCGCCTGCGCTTGAGGACCATCGCAACCGGGCAGTCGATGATCTGTGAAATCTTGGTGGCGGACTTGTGCGTGTGCCACAGTTCGATGAACTCCCCCTCGGGAACCTTGGGAGCGCCCATGTCAAGCTTTCAAGCGGTACGTGCGCACCGGAACACGCGAGCCGCTGTCGTGCTTGCACACGATCCGCACGGCACGAATCGGATCGCTGAACCCCATCGCCTCGTAGGCACACATCGCCGCCTTCGCGCCGGTGCCGATCGCCTCGATGCCCTTGTCCACCTTCTGCGGCAAGGTTCCTCTGCTGTAGAGGAACAGGCCCGCGGGCGACAGCATCAGGCAGTCGCTGTTGCTGAAGTGCGGGATCGGTCCGCCCTTGATCCAGTCCATGAACTCGATGCGCTCGTCTACGTTGCCGGCGAAGCCGTACAGGTCGCCCTTGTAGCGAAAGACCTTGCGCTCGCTCCAGACCCGGTCCTCGTCTGTCGCGCTGGAATCCGACACCATCAGGCCCAGGCGCAGATCGGCAATGATCGTCGTCATTCGCCACCCCACATCAGCAGGGCAATGTCGGCAACCAGGCCGGCGACCGCGCCCCACAGCGCTGAACCAAGAAGCCAGCCGATCAGAGTGCAGCCGATCAGTAACGCAGCGCAAGTTCTGTAGAACGTGGTGGGTTGTTGCATCGATGCTCCTTGTGGGAATCGTTCGCGGTGCATTCGCGGGGGCCACGGCGGGGGCCAGCTTCGCCTACACTTGAGGGATGCTGCTCAGGCTGCTGCCCCTTGTCGTTCTCGTCGCGTGCTCGGACGCCGGGCCGGCACTGCCCAAGGCCACGGGAGCCGAGCGCGCAGATGCCGCGCAATCTGCGCTCGCGAAGACGCCGGCGCTTCGTTCATATCGCTACGAACGCGGCGAACTCCTGGTCTTCGATGTTCCCGTGCCGATCACTCGCACGATCACCGGATCGCAAACTTGCATCCTGTGGCGGGATGCTGAATTGAAGACTGCGACGATGCAGTGCCCGGTCGACACCCCCGACCCGCCGACGCGATCGGCAGCGGACGGGTCGCGCTTTTAGCGGGAGCGCTGGCGCTCCATCTCTTCGCGCTCCGTATCGTTCGCGCGGCGCTCGAACTTCTGACGGGCCTGCTTGGACAAGCCGCTTCTGGGCTCCAGCGCCTGCTGAATGGCGCGGTTGATTTCCCTCGGCGTCATGCCGATGGCTTCCATGCGTTCGCGAGCCCTATCTTCGTCGCCGCGCTTGAGGTCGTCCTTGACCAACTGCATCACGTAGCGGCGCGCCATCTCGAATCGGTCCTGCGTCTTCTGGTTCACCGCCGCCTCCGGCCCACCTGGATGACCTTGGGAGAACGTGAAGCCGGTGACGGTGCCCATGACCTTCTTCTTGTCCAACTCGGTCGCATGGCCCTGCATCCAGTCATAGACGCGGGTGAGGTCGTCCCACGGCAACTGCGCCTTCATCACATGGGCGACCCCTTCGCCGATGCGCTTGATGATCGATCCGTTCGGGTCCGCCACCGGCATGCCGATCGTCGTCTTTCCAAGCGACGCCTCCATCACCGCTTTCGGGATCGGCGCCATCTTGCGCTCGAACGTTTCCAGCGTTTCCGTCGTCCAGCCGATGAGGTCTTCTGCCACCTTGCCGGTTGGCAGGCGCATGTACTCGTGGCGTTCACCCACGGATGCGCCCATGTCCACGCGGTCCTTCTTGCCCGGCTCGTTGGCCCAGGTGGAGGACAGGCGCATCGGGTTGTAGCTGCCCGGCTTGAGCGGGTTCTGCGCGATGTTGGCGACCATGTCCTTGGCGCGGTCGATGTATCCACGCGCGATCTCGTCAGCGCTCTTGTCCTTCTTGATCGCGTCGACGAAGTCCTGCATCAGGGAGGTCGCTATCACCGCAAGGCCCACGTCCAGGGCGATGACGCTCCAGGCCTTGCGGCGCTGTTGCCACTCGGCCCGATTCGCATCGGCGGGCGCCCGCTCCGAGAGCAGGGCTTTGAGGCCCGTGGGCATCGCACCCCAGGTGTCCTTGATCGTGCCCAGGTTCGTGAAGTTGAACGAGCGCGAGAACAGCAGCACGTTGGCTAGCTTCCGGGCCCACGCGCTCTGGTTTTCCTTGGCCACGACACCGCCGTAGCGGTTGGCCAGGTGCGCGGCCTGGATCCCGGCGGCTTCCTCGCTGAACCCCTTGGTCATGTACCGCTGCTTCGCATCGGCATAGATGCCCATCTGCAGGGCGCCGATCTGCTTCCACAGCAGCGTGTGGTGGAGGAATTCGCCAGCCGCGTCCATGCCGCGCTTCGTCGCACTTCCAGCACCGTCGTGCAGCAGGTTGCCCAGCTTCTCGACAGATAGCGTGAGCCAGCTCTCGTTCGGGTCACCCCAGCGGTCGCCCAGAGGCTTGAAGTTCTGCGCGATGTCCGTCACGTCGATGGACTGCGAGTGGTTCTCGCCGATCGGCACGAGGCCATTCTCGACGGCCTCCTTCAACAGCGCGTTGTCCCTGAGAAGCGCATGCCCCTTTGCGTACAGCTGGAAGGTGAGCATCTTCACCGGAGAAGCGGGGATCGCCTTGCCCCAGATCACCATGTTGTGGATCAGCGGCGAGAACATGATCGCGGACATCGCCTTGCTCTTCAGGAGCATGTAGCCGGTGTACCAGCTCGAGTCCTTGGAGGACATCACGGCGCGCAGCGGCCCCTCGAAATCCTTGCGGATGTACAGCGGCACGCGGTCCATCACCACGTTGCCGTCGGCGTCCGTCACGGGCACGGTCTTGCCCTCGGCATCTTTCGTGAACCGCGGCCGGTAGGTAGTGAACGCGGGATGCGGGATCGTGATGTACCCCTCGGCGGCGCCATCGCGTACGAGGTCCTCTCCAGTGGCTTGGCCGACCTCCTTGATCTGGTTGATCAGGCGCCGGCCCGCAATGGCGCGCTCCAGGCGGTACATCGCCAGCGGCATCGTCATGATGTCGCGCACGACCTTGGCACCTTCGGCGCCCTGCCCGCGCGCGATCGACGAAGCGGCGGCTTCCGTTTCCTCGGTGGTCAGGTGCTTGCGATGCTTGAGGTTTGAGGAGTTCGTGGTGATGTTGCGGCCGGTGCCGTCCGTGGCCATCTTCGCGCCACCCAGCGAGCGCAGCTTGCCGATGTCGCCGTCCTCGCCGATGGTCACCAGCAGGCGCGGCGTCCAGAAAGGAAGCCCATCGCCCTCCACCATCCCGGCGTCGCGGGCCATGCTCCACAGCTGCTGGCCGTAGTCGTGCAGGGTCTGCACGCCTTCGCGCTCCTTCGGGGTCAACGATGCCAGTCCGGTATCGGGCGCGCGCGTGTAGCCCTCCTCGTCGCGTTCGCGGATGCGCTCGACGTTCTCTGCGTCGGCGGCTTCCCACATCCGACGGCGCTCATCGGCGGTGTATTGCTTCTCGAGCAAGCGTTGCATCCGGCCCCACTGGATCTGTGCCCAGCGGGTCTGGTTGGCATAGGTCTGTGCCATCGCCTGCGCGCGCTTGTTGTCGGTCGCGCTCATGGGCGCGACGCCCATCATCAGGTCATGGCGAAGGGTGGAGTACAGGTCGGACGCGGCCCGCACCATGCGACGGCCGGGCCCGGCGTACGGGGCGCGTACTTCGTCGGGGAGGTCGGGGTCCGTGGTGGCAGCCCGGGCGAAGCGGATGTCGTCGCGCCCGCGCGCGAACTGCGCCGCGAACTCCGGTGCACGCTGCCCGGGTTCCGTGCGCGACGAATGCAGCACCGCAGCGCGCGCCAGCATCGTGATGTCGTTGTCAGTGAGGTACTTCCCGCCGATGCCGAATTCGCGGAACAGGAACGCCTTGATGCGCGCGATGACCTCGCGCACCACGCCCATCTCGGGGTGGTTCGTCACGAGATAGGCCAGCGTTTCCTCGGGCACCTGTCCGGAGTGCGAGGAGTTTTCCTTGGCCTGCGCCTTCGCCTCGATCACGGCCTTATTCCCGGCCTTGCCCATTACTGCGATGCGGTTGATGACCTGGTTGTACTTGTCGCGACCGAGCATGGCCTCGAAACCGTAGTGCACGCCGACCTCGTGCAAGGCCAGCGGGCGGACCATCTCCGGCCGCAGGTTCGACAGAACCGCATACGTGCGATCGGTCTTCGGATCGTAGAAGCCGAAGATCATGTCGCCGTCGCGCACGAACGGAACGACGTGGGCGGGAAGTTTCGACTGATCCGCGAGCGGAACCACCACGCCCTTGTCGATCAGGCGCTTGGCCACGTCCTTGCCGAAGGCGTCGGCCATCGCAGAATGGAAGGTGGGCTCGTCGATGCCGGTTGCGGCTCGCGGGCTGCGCTTGAACAGCGGCCCCTGATCCGGGTTCGCGTCCGTGGCGCGGTCGGATCCGGTCAGCTTGATGTTTCGAAGTTCGGCGTCGGCGGGATTCGCGCCATCCTCTACCGGCGAGTCAGCGTCATCTTCTCTCGTGCTGTCTCTTTTCGGCAGCTTCGACAGGACAGCCTCGGCCGTGTCCGCGTCCTTCTTCCCGATGAGAAACCCGTCCTTGTTTCGAATGATCTTCGTGACGCCCGAAGTTTCCAGAACCTTGCGCAGCACCAACTCATCTCCGCCCTTGACGGTGAGGGTCCCGCTCGGATTTCGCTGGTATTCGATCGGCTCCAACTCGTGCGGCTCGATTTCCGGCAAGCCTTTGCGCGTGAAGTGCAATCGACCGTCAGGCAGCGTGACACGGTTGAAGTCTTCGGCCAGCCGCATCCGCGTCGTCGCTCGCGCGGCTTTGAGGTCGGCGGGGAACAACGTCACCGATTGCACAGCGCGGGGTGCGAGCAGGTCCGTGCGATACTCGCGGCCCGCAAGGTCGCCGGTCATCGGCTTGCTATGTTCCCGGCCGCTGACAGCATCGGGGCGGAACGTGATCTGTACGCCTCGATTGGTACCCTGACCCAGCGCGAGCTCAGGCCGGTCAGCGACGAACGAATTGAACGGGACCGCTTGGCGATCTTCGCGCATACGGTCGTCCAGGCCGCCAACATCCGTCTCCCTGAACGTGTGCTTCCCCGCCGCAATCGGGCGCGGCTTGATGAAACCGCCGGGGCCGACGTTCACGCCTTCGAATGATTCGACGCGCGGGAACCGCTCGACCTTCGGCGCCGCCTCGAAGACCGGCGCGGGCGACTGGACCTTGCCGGGCTCGGCTGGTGCGGGCGGCTCAATATGCACCGCCCCTGGCGGTTCCGCGGCGGGGGTGTCGACGGGGGCCTCGACAGGGGCCTTGGGTGGAGCGAAGTCCGCCAGCGCACGCTCGGCGGCGTCGGCATGGGTGCGGCCCACCAGCGCGCCGTCGGCGCTGGGAACGAACGGGATCTCGTGGGCGCGCAGCGTCGCCGCCACCGTCGCCGGGTCACCGCGCACGGTCAGCGTGCCCGTTGGGTTGCGCTGCGCGACGATGCCGGCCACTGCCCGCTCGACTTCACGCGCGGCGGGCGCTGTTTCGATCTGGGGCGGCGGCTCAGCCTGCGCTACTGCATCGGCAGGCCCTCGAGGTGGAACAGGCTCACCCTCTGCGCCAGCGGCAGCAGGCTCTTCGGCCAGTCGCCCTGCGGGTTCATCAATGCCTCGAATCCCAGGCTCCACGCCTGCGCCGGCGTCAGCACTCCCGCCTCGATCGGCTCCTGCAGCCACGGCAGGAACAGCAGTTTCTCGGCTGACATTCGGCACCTCCAGCGGCCGGATGGCCAGCATCTGCGAGCGGATC